ATGACCGGCCCTCGTATCCCCACTACTCACGGCGTCAGCGGCACTTTCGCTGCATTGGAACGCGCTACACCGATCGTCACTGCCGACCGCGGTGTTCCAACGACAACCTCGATGCGCGTCGCCAACGGAACTCGCAACGAGCACGCCTCGGTCCTGCGGCTGATCCGGGACAACATCGCCGACTTCACAGAGTTCGGAGGGGTCGGATTTGAAATCCAACCCTTCGACACCGCCGGCGGCGTCCAGCGGCGCGAGGTAGCCATCCTCAACGAGGAACACGCCACGCTGCTGTTGACCTACATGCGCAACAACGACGTCGTGAAGGACTTCAAGAAACGGCTAGTGCGCGAATTCTCCGCGCTGCGCCGCGCCGCAGTCGGGCAGACCCGCGAGGAGCGGCTAGCCCTGGCCGTGGTCGAGGCCCAGGCGATGCTGGCCGAGAAGGACGAACGGATCGCCGAGCTGGCACCGAAGGCCGAGTTCTACGACGAGCTGATGGACGCCGATGGCTGCTTCTCGTGGGCGCAGGTGGCGAACATGCTCGGCTGGGGCCGCAACGTCATGTGCCGCGAGTTGCGGCGGCTCGGTGTCGTCCAGGGCAACTTGCTGCCGTATCAGCGGTATGCGCATCACTTCAAGGTGGTGCCCGGCACCTACACGAACAAGGCGGGGGAGACGATCCCGACCGCGACGACGAAGGTGTTGCCGGCGGGGATTGATTTCCTGCGCCGGAAGCTGGCGCGGTCCCTCGAGCTGGCCGAGGTGGACTCGTGACGACCACCGACCCGTTGCGGGATCCGGCCGCCGCGTGGGATTCCCCGATCGCTGTCGTTCCGGAGTGTGCACCGTCGGCGTTCTTCGGGGCGCTGGCCGCGGCGAACACGGCGATCGAGATTCAAGCGCGCGCAGTCGAGTTGATGAACGCTGCCGCCGCCCAGTTGGAGACGTGGCGTGGCCGGCCGGCGATTCCGATGGTTGAAGCGTGGCGGGTCGACTACCTGGCTCAGCTGATCACCGAGTTGCGGTCGACGGCTGAAGCGTTGGCGGTGCCGCGGTGAGCGCCCCGGTGCCGCCGGCTGTGTCGCGGCAGGTGTTCGCCGACATGGCGCGGCTGGTCGACCAGTTCGTTGATGGCGCCACTGACGACCACCGGCAGCAGCTGGTGCAGCTGTCGCGGCTGCTGCACAAGTCGTCGGATTATGCCGCCGCGCTCGCGGGAGAGCTGGCGGAGACGTCGGCCGAGTACGCGCGGGCGTGGCAGGAGCTGGATCACTACGCGGTGGCGGCGCAGCAGGCGCGCGAGGAGCGCGACCGTGCGCTGGCTCGGGTCACCGATCTTGAGGACGAACTGGCGGAACTCAATTCGACGAAAGCGGCCGAAGATTAGCGGCCCGCCCCGGGCGTCATCCGGAACGGGCCATCAACACCGAAAGGAACCAGATCCGATGTCAACCAGCAACGATACCCGCCCCACCTACCCAAGCCTGCCCGAAGAAATGCAGCAAGTCGTCACCAACCTCCAGAAACGCAACTGGATCCAAGGTCAAATGACCGAGGGTGAAGCCGTCTGCGCACACGGAGCCGTCCAAACCTGCAAAGACTTACGCCCCGGTGACGAGTGGATCATCCGCGCTGTCATGCGCACAAGGGGCGTAACCGAGCACTGGAACGACCAGCGCGGGCGCACCAAAGAAGAGGTCGTCGCCCGCATGATGACGATTGAGGTCACTGACGACGACTTGGCCGAGACTTTCGGCCCGTCATGGGCTTTGGTCGTGGCAGTCATTCGCCGAGCGGCCCTGCTGACTCTTGAAGAGACTACGCAGGCGGCCGCCGCCGGGGCCGCCGCCAGGGCCGCCGCCGGGGCCGCCGCCAGGGCCGCCGCCGGGGCCGCCGCCAGGGCCGCCGCCGGGGCCGCCGCCAGGGCCGCCGCCAGGGCCGCCGCCAGGGCCGCCGCCAGGGCCGCCGCCAGGGCCGCCGCCAGGGACGCCGCCAGGGCCGCCGCCAGGGCCGCCGCCGGGGCCGCCGCCAGGGCCGCCGCCAGGGACGCCGCCAGGGCCGCCGCCAGGGACGCCGCCAGGGCCGCCGTGGTCGCTGATCTCGTTGGCCAACACGGACTCACACAGGCCCACATCGACACGTTGATGAGCCCATGGGTTCAGGTGCTCGGCACCGACTGGCAGTCGGTTGTGACCACCGATGCGTGAGATTCACAGCCCCGATTCGATGGGCGATGTTGGCGAACTGATGCGGGCGATATACGCGACCCATCCAAATCTATCCGTCGCGATCAAGCTCAACCGGCACAGCGATTCGGACTACGCATCTGTTGAGGTGCTGGGGCTACCGGGGCACTTCGCGGACCTCGACGAGGAACGCGACGGAGAGTACATCTGGACCTCGATGACGCCAGGGCGTTACGGAATTCACCTCAACGGCTTCCGTGTTGACGGCGACCTGGCAGCAATGTTGGCGACGGCGTTGGCGTTCATCACCGCGCGTTCGACGGCGGTCGCGTCGTGAGGCCGATGCGGGCGCGGAAGGTGCGTCGCTTGGCCGCCTGCGCGCTGTCCGGCGCGGTGCTGGCCGCCTGTGGTCTGGCGTGGGCGCAGGAGAGCAAAGCTGATCCGGTCGGGGAGGCTGCCGCCGCGGTGTGCTCCAGCCTGGACCGTGATCCGACCGTGGCGAATGTGTCGCGGATGGTGACTGTCCTTGTGGAGCAGGGGCTTACGCCGTCGCAGGCTGGTCTGTTCATTGCCGGGTCGATATCGGAGTTGTGCACCCGGAATGCGCCGGTGTGGGAGGCGTTCGTGGACCGGTATGCGGTGGCGGTGCCGAAGGCGGTGGCCTGAAATGGTGGAGATCACTGCCGCGGATGTTGATCGGTTCGTTGCGCGGGTGATGGATTCGGCGCGGCGGGTTCCGCGTCGTTGTTCACGGGGTCGGCATCGGATGCATCGGTTCGCGCACACGATCGCCGATGTCGGTGTAGTTCCTGCTGCGGGTTCCGGGTGGCGGTGTCTGCGTGATCGGTGCCGGACATGCGCGCGCCGCGAAAGGGTCGCGCCGTGACTGATCCGAATCCCACCCCCCCCCACCCCCCAATGCAGTCCACAGCCGATTGTGGTCGAGCAGTTCTGTCGGGCGATCATGCTCGGCGTCGTCAGCGAGGACCGCGATGAGGGCGATTGATTTCTCGCCCGACCCGAATCTCGATCGGGTGGGCCGTATTACGTCCGGCCTGGGTGAGCGTATCCGGGAGGAAGACCCTCGCGAGATGTTCGACGAGTTGGTCAGTTTGTGCGCATGGCATCCGGCTAAGGCGGCGCAGATCATCATGTGTTTCGCTGTCTGGTTCGATCCGCTCGAGGACACGCCCACGTTGGTGGGGCGGGCCCGGGCGGTGTCGGCGTCGCGGTTGGCGGCGTCGTGAGTCCGCATCCGAAGCGCCGCGCGAACACGATCCGGCCGAAGCATCGCGGTACGGGCGGTAAGAGACTTCGCCGTAACGATATTCGGGCGTCGGATCTGCCGGTGATTGCGCGGGCGTTGGGGATCACGGTGGATGACCTGATCGAGACGGGGAAGCGTTTACATGTTAGGGAGGGGTTCTGATGGCTCGTCGGATGGTGTTCGTCGCGTTGGCGTTGTTTTGCGCCTCGTGGTGGGTGTTGTTTTTGAGTTTCTGGGCGTGGCTGGTGCTGCTGGTCGCGTCGATGGTGGGGGTCGTCGTTGCCGGCTACCTCGACCAGGATCGCAGCGATTGTGGTTACAGGGACACGCCTTTCGGGCATGGCCCGCATCCGTCGGCTGCGCCAGTGGTTGAGCTGTCCGAACGACGTGCGGTGTGGCCAAATGATGCTGGGAGTCCCGAATGAGTGTCACGAGTGTGCAACCAACGCTGCGGGAATGGCTGCATGGCCTGGTGTCCCGCCGGCCGCACCAAGTCATCGGCGGGGTTGATGACCCGTACCTGCTTCGCTGGCACCTCATCCCACGCAACCCCGTGCTGAACATCTACCTGCACAAGTTCCTCCGCAGCGACGACGACCGGGCGCTACACGATCACCCCTGGTGGTTCGTCAGTCTCATCCTGCGAGGCCAGTACGACGAGATCACAGACGCCGGCACCAAGCGCCGCCGCGCCGGCTCGATCGCCTACCGGCCCGCCACGTGGCGACACCGTGTCGCCCTGCTGTGGAAGTCCTGCGCGTCCTGCGAGGGAACGGGAATCGGCTACGGGCAGGTACCAGATAGTCGGTGGATGGAGACCGATTGCGGCGCCTGTGACGGATCAGGAAACGGCCGCACACTGCCGTGCTGGACGATCATCGTCACCGGCCGCCGAGCACGCACCTGGGGCTTCTGGTGCCGGAAGGTGCAGCCGCTTAACTTCATCAACCCGGATGATGACAACTACACCGCCACTAGCGTTGCCGAGCGGTTCATCCCGTGGACTGAGTTCGGCGATGCGGGATGCGGTGAGGCGCAGTGAGCTACGACCGGCGCGCGGAGTTGCGAGAGACCAGTGAAGCGGCGGCCGAGCGGGCGGCCGGTGACCGGGTGGAGTACTCCAGTGCGCGCCGCAGCAGCGGTGGTACGTGCCCGCCCGGCCGGCATCGGCCCGTCCCGACGCGGAACGGTGGAGGCGTGTGCGCGTGCGGGTTTGTCGTCGACCGAGACGAGGTCGCCGATGTCTGACCGCATCACCGACACCATCGCCACGGCGCTCGGACGGCATTCCATCGAGCGGAGCTTGCGCATCGGCGGTGGGGAACGCAAAGAATGGTGGAACTGCATCGAGTGTGACTGGGTCTCTGAAATATTCGAGATCGGATCGGTCAGCGGCGAATCGCTTCAGCGCGACCACCACGCTGCCGTGATCGTGGCAGCGCTGAAGGCTCAGCGCATCGCCGTCGTGGAATTGCCGCAGGACGTGATTATTCCGACGGGTTGGGGCGACGACTGCCTGGGTGCCTGGCCAACTACGTCCGAGACAGATCCTGTCAGCGCATGGCCGGGACACCAGGTCGTTACCCCTGACGACCGTTGGATGCCGTCCCGGGATGCGCGCTCGCTGGAGGCAGCCCTATTGGCTGCCGCTGACGCTGCCGAGGCGGTGTCTGGTGGCTGAGCAGCGCAACGACGGCCGCTACAACGGAATTCCTGACGAGCAATACCACGCAGACCGATCCTCACTGTCGGTGTCGGGCGCGAAATTACTGCTGCCGCCGTCCTGCCCAGCGAAGTTCCGCCACTACATGGACAACCCGAAACCAACCAAAAAGGTGTGGGACTTCGGGCACGTCGCGCACCGGCTCATCCTCGGCAAGGGTGTTGAGATTGCGGTCCTGGATCCAGCAGTGCATGGCCTGACGAAAGATGGCGATGCCGCGTCGAATCCAGCCGCCACTACCAGCTGGAAGCAGGCTGCCGCCGAGGCGCGTGAGCGTGGCGCTACCCCAATCCACATCGACGAGTATCGGCGCGCTGAGGCGATGGCCAACGCGGTGCTGAACGATCCGATCGCCGGCCCTACTTTCGAGCAGGGCGAGGCTGAGCAGTCGTTCTACTGCATGGATGCGATCACCGGTGTGCAGTTGCGGGGCCGCACTGACTGGTGGTGCGGCGACAACGTCGACGACGTCAAAACCTCTGTCACCGCCAATCCTGCCGAGTTGGACCGTGCGTTCTGGAAACTCGGGTACTGGATGCAGGCCGCCTGGTACCGAGACCTGTTGATAGCTCTTGGCATCTCAGAGAATCCGCGGTTCCGGTTCGTGGTGGTGGAGAAGGATCCGCCGCACATCGTGCAGGTGGTGGAGTACGACGACGACGCCCTCGCGGAGGGGCGTCGGGTGAACCGGCAGGCCATCGAAACCTTTGCCCGCTGCCGGGATTCAGGACGGTGGCCGGCCTATGCAGATGGGGTGGTGACGTTGAGTCCTCCGCGGTGGTGGCGCAACGCCGACGGCCTCACCGCCTACGAGATAGACCAGGCCGCTACGCAGGCCGAAGCAGATGCACTGATCGCCGAATTGGAAGGGATTTACACCAAGTGACAAGCACCGAAGTGGTTCGCCAGACACCCAAGCAGAAGACGTTGGCGAAGCTCATCACTGACATGACACCCGAGTTAGCGAAGGCGCTCCCGCGGCACGTCACCCCGGAGCGGATGGCGCGTATCGCCGTCACGGTCGTGCGGGCGACCCCGAAGCTGGCGGAGTGTGACCCCGCATCGTTCTTGGGTGCGTTGCTCACCGCCAGCCAGCTGGGGCTGGAGCCCGGACCGACCGGTGAAGCCTATTTCGTTCCGTACAAGACGACGTGCACATTCATCCCCGGATATCGCGGGTTGATCAAGTTGGCCCGCCAGTCTGGTCAGGTGTCCGACATCTATGCCGAGCTGGTGTACGCCAATGACACCTACAAGGTGACGCTCGGGTTGCACCGTGACATCGAGCACACGGTCAATGACCGGAACGACCGGGGTGAAGTCACCGACGTGTATGCGGTGGCGAAATTTAAGGACGGGACAACCACTTTCGTCACGATGACCCGCAACGAGGTGGAGGCGATCCGGAAGCGGTCGATGGCGGCGAACAACGGGCCGTGGGTGACGGACTGGAACGCGATGGCGAAGAAAACCGCTGTCCGCCAACTGTCGAAGTGGCTGCCGTTGTCACCGGAATTCAACACCGCGACGGCACTTGATGGGTCGGTGCGCACCGACATCGGGCCGCTGGACGCCTATCAGCCTGAGTTCGTCGACGGAGAGGTCGTGGCGGATGCGCAGGCGATCGAGAGCCCCACCGAGTCTGACTCTCCCGTGGAGTCGTCCGCAGGTGAGTCGGTCGTCGCGGACGGTGGGACGGGCAAGCCGCGGATGGCTACGAAAACGCAACTCGCCCAGCTGAAGAACATCCGCGAGCAGGAGAAGTACGACACCGACGATGAATGGTTCGGCTACATGGCCGACGTGGCTGGTGTGGGGGCCACCCGGGAGTCAGAGATCACGTTCGACGACGCTACCCGCGTCATCGCCCTGTTCCAGGGGCAGGAATCGTGAAAGTGCAAGCGAGGGTTGAGGGTGCACTGACGCTCGGCGATCTCCGCAGGCTCTTCCGCGAGACGGGCGGATGGTCAGACAGCTGTCCCGTAGAGGTCGGCCGCGACTCCATCACCACGAATCGATACATCACCGTTACTGAAAACGACTCCCAACGTGAGCAATCCGCGGAAGAACAACCGAAGGCGAGCAGGCCGTGACCATCACTGTTGCAACCAAGAAACTGATCGACGCCCTGACCGACGGAATGCAAACCGCGTACAGCGGTATCCATTTGGGCACCCATCGTGGTCCGTTCGGTGAGGAGCCAGGCGACGTCGACCTCTTATCGGTGACCTCGAGCACCGGTTACGTTGCCGGACACACGTGGCTGCCGTGTGAGGGGCAGATGGCCGCGATGGTGTGGCCTGTCAGTGACACGAAAACCGTTGTGACGATCGCGCGTAGCTTGCTGGCGCGGCGCGGGAAGGAACACACCGTCGACATCGACATGGTGGTGGCGGATCCACCGGAGGACGGCGGTAAGGATGGAGAGCACCCGGGTTGGGTGGTGACGGTTCGGGAGACGCCGGCGTTGTTCGAGTCGGACACGGAGTTCCAGTTCCACGCGTTCCCTGAGGGGAGGTTCCCGATTGACGGTGTGAATCGGATGTTGCGGGGGTTGTTCAGACCGACCGAGGGGTTCGAGGAGTCGCCGCTGACGGTGTGGTCGGCGAGCGTCATCGGTCCGGTGGTGGCGGTCGCGCAGCGCCGCAATTCCACGATGCAGTTCTTTACTTCGCCGCAGACGCATCGGGTGTTGGTGCAGATCGGTGACAACTGGCTGGGTGCTGTGATGCCGGTGAAGGTGGGGTCGGAGACGCGGACGGATGGGCCGTCGGTTGAGCCCGTGCTGCCGGAGCTGCCGGAGAGCGCATTGGCCGACATGCTGAACGACGGCGGCGAGGCTGGCTCGGGGGACGACTCCCCGGGGTCGATGGACAGCCTGTTCAGTGACGCACCGAAGCCCGCTGGCGGCGAGTGATGTTCCCGCTTCCGGCAGTTGGTGTTCGGCTCGAGTTCTTTGTGCCGGGGAAGGCTGCCCCGCAAGGCAGTAAGCGTCATGTCGGGCGCGGCATCTTGGTCGAGTCGTCGAAAGAGGTTGGGCCGTGGCGGGAACGTGTCGCGTTGGCGGCTCACAACGCGATGCTGGGTCGGGCTCTAATCGCGGGGGCTGTCTCGGTGGAGCTGAACTTCGTGCTGCCACGGCCGAAGTCAGCACCCAAACGGTCGACGCCGAAGGCCACGAAACGTCCTGACTTGGACAAGCTCGAGCGCGCGGTATTGGACGCGCTCACTGACGTGTGCTTCGCCGACGACTCCCAGGTGGTAGCGCTGTCGGGCTATAAGCGGCTCGCTGAGATCGGCGAGACGGCAGGTGTTCACATTCGAGTATTGGAGGACGACCAGTGAAGCGACCAATCCGAATCGATCAGCGTGAGAACGGTCAGGGGGACTACTGGTACACCCTGCGCGGTGGTAACGGCGCGAATACCACCACGTCGAAAATGTACGACACCCGCGACGGCGCCAAGCGGGCAGCGCGCGGCATCATCGCCGCGATCACGCCGGCGCCGGTCGTGTTCCAGTACTGGAGCGGCCCGACGACGGTCGGTGGCCGCGGTGAACTGCGCCTAGTGACGGAGCGGCTCAATGGCGCCTGACTTGTTCATACCACCCCACGTTGGCAAGCGTGCCTACGACAACTATGAGATGGGCGAAAACGGCTGCCATATCAGCCGCTACGCCACGGTGAACAAACACCCGGGGATCGGGCAAGTAGGGCTAACCGAAGCCATCGACACTGCCGCCTCTGCGCGCAACTGCATCGGCAGGCGTACGTGGACCGCCAAAAGGCCAGTGTCTGATGGCCGCCGCTGATATGACGTGGTGCCCACGCTGCCAACAGTTGTTCGCCGACACCGACAACACGGGAGTGTGCCCGGCCGGGCACGAAACCCGGGACATCGACGACGACGAAGTGGAGCAGCTCGAACACCTACGCGGGGTGACCTGGTGATTCTGACGGACCACGCGAAGCCGTACCCAGAGTTTCTGGCCGACAAGGTGCGGTTTGATTCCTCGTTCGGATTCGATGTCGACCCGGCCGCGATCAATCCGATACTGCAGCCGCACCAGCGGGACATCGTTGCGTGGGCGATCGCCGGCGGTCGGCGCGCGATCTTCGCCAGCTTCGGCCTCGGGAAGAGCGTGATGCAGCTGGAGATTCTGCGGCTGACGATCCTCGCGCACAACCGGTCGTGCGGCGCGGGTGGGCCGGGGACCGGCTTGATTGTGTGCCCGCTCGGTGTCCGTCACGAGTTCGTGCGTGACGCGAAGATGCTTGGCGTCGAGGTGAAGTTCATCCGTTCTCATCTCGAATGCTTGGAGCCGGGGCCGCCGTACCCGGTGATCTACCTGACGAACTACGAGTCGGTGCGTGAGGGCAAGGTCGATCCGACGTGGTTCACCGCCGTGGCGCTCGATGAGGCCAGTGTTCTGCGGTCGTTCGGGTCGAAGACCTACCAGACGTTCCTACCTCTGTTCGATGGGGTGCCGTACCGGTTCGTCGCGACCGCAACTCCGTCACCGAACCGGTATAAGGAGCTGATCCACTACGCCGGGTTCCTCGGCATCATGGATACCGGGCAAGCGCTCACCAGGTTCTTTCAGCGGGACTCCACGAAGGCCAACAACCTCACTCTCTACCCACATAAGCAGCGGGAGTTCTGGTTGTGGCTGAACACGTGGGCGGTGTTCGCGCAGAGACCATCTGACCTGGGTCACTCCGACGACGGCTACGAGCTGCCCGAGCTGGATGTCCGCTGGCATGAGATCGACGTCGATCACAGCACCGCACCCGCCGACCGCGACGGCCAGGGCCAGCTGTTCCGCGGCGGGCCGATGTCCACCGTCGACGCCGCCCGGGAAAAGCGCGATACCTTGCCTGCTCGGGTCGCGAAGGCCTGCGAGATCGTCGCCGAATCACCCGGCGACCATTTCATCCTGTGGCACGACCTGGAGGACGAACGCCGCGCACTGAAAGCCTCCATCCCTGAAGCGGTGGAGGTGTACGGCACCCTCGATCTGGAGGAGCGAGAGCAGCGGGTCATCGACTTCGCCGACGGCCGCCACCGCATCCTGGCCACCAAACCATCACTGTCCGGGTCGGGCTGCAACTTCCAACGGCACTGCCACCGGGCGGTATTCGTCGGTGTCGGGTTCTCGTTCAATGACTTCATCCAATCCATACACCGCCTGCAACGGTTCCAGCAGACCGAGCGGGTCCGCATCGACATCATCTACGCCGAATCCGAGCGGGAAGTGGTGCGCACCCTGCAACGCAAGTGGGCTGAACATCGGGAGCTGACCACCACCATGGCCGAGATCATCCGCGAATACGGGCTCCAGCCGACCGCGATCGCCGAAGCCCTGCAACGTTCTATCGGCGTCGACCGCATCGAAGCCACTGGCCAGGGCTGGACTGCTGCGAACAACGACTGCGTGAATGAGACCGAAGCGATGGACAGCGGCTCGGTGGACCTGATCGTGACGAGCATCCCGTTCGCGAACCACTACGAATACACCCCGTCTTACAACGACTTTGGGCACACCGACGACAACCAGCATTTCTGGGCGCAAATGGACTACCTCACCCCACAATTGTTGCGGATCCTCGCACCCGGGCGGATCTACGCCTGCCACGTCAAGGACCGGATCCTGTTCGGCAACGTCACCGGCGCCGGCGTCCCCACCGTCTCCCCGTTCCACGCCGAAGCGATCTTTCACGCACAACGCCACGGCTTCGACTACCTCGGCATGATCACCGTCGTCACCGATGTGGTGCGGGAGAACAACCAGACGTATCGGCTGGGCTGGTCGGAGCAGTGCAAGGACGGCACAAAGATGGGTGTCGGGTCGCCGGAATACGTTCTGCTATTTCACAAGCCGCAGTCCGATCGGTCTAAGGGCTACGCCGACACCCCGGTGGTCAAGAGCAAAGAGGGCTACACACGGGCCCGCTGGCAGGTCGATGCGCACGCGTTCTGGCGGTCCTCCGGTGACCGGCTGCTGACCACCGACGAGCTGGCCAAGCTCCCACCAGATCAGCTATCGAGAGTTTTCACCGAGCACACCCTGCGCCAGGTGTACGACTACGAATCCCATGTCCGCATCGGGGAAGCTCTCGACGGCCGCGGCGCGCTCCCGGCCACGTTCATGACGCTCGCGCCCGGATCGTGGTCCGACGAGGTGTGGCACGACGTCAACCGCATGCTGACTCTGAACACGACGCAATCCCAACGGGCGCAACAGATGCACGTCTGCCCGCTGCAGTTCGACATCGTCGACCGCATCATCACCCGGTACTCGAATCCCGGCGAGCTGGTATTCGATCCGTTCGCCGGCTTGATGACCGTTCCAGTGCGAGCGCTGAAGCTGGGTCGCCGCGGCCGTGGAGTGGAGCTTAACACCGGCTACTACCTCGACGGTGTGAAGTATCTTGAAGCTGAGGAACGCCGCCACGACATGCCCTCCCTGTTCGCAGTGGAGGCCGCATCGTGAAGGCCCTAACGATCCAGCAACCCTGGGCCTGGGCTGTCGCCATCGGCGCCAAGCGGATCGAGAACCGCACCCAGCAGTGGCGTTACCGCGGGCCGCTGGCAATCCACGCCGGTCAGCGGATCTCGGAGCGCGGTATGGCCGACGACCGTATCTGGCGGGCGTTGAGTCACTTTCAGCGCGACCACGGAGGCGCCCCGGTGAGCTTGCCCGGGCAGCTCGTCTACGGCGCGATCCTCGGCACCGTCGAGCTCGTCGACTGCCACCCCGACGCCGGCTGCTGCAAGCCGTGGGGTGAGTCGGCCTACGTCGAGCACGGCGGCCGGGAACGCCGCCGGATCACCCACCTGGTGCTGGAGAACCCGCGACTGCTGGCTGAGCCGATCCCGTGCAGCGGCCTGCTCGGGCTGTGGACCCCGCCGGCCGACGTGCAGGCCGAAATCGAGCGACAGGAGACGGGCCAGTGAGCGATCGCAGCGGCATCGAAGCCGAGTCGACCGCGTTGGCTTATCTGGCCGGTGTCATCGACGCCGACGGGTACGTGACCGCAACCCGGTCAACACATGCTGGCCGGCAGTACTTCGGCGCGCAGATCGGCATCACGGGTAGCGATCGAGCACCGCACGACCTCGCGGCCCAGATTTTCGGCGGCAACGTCACCTCGCATCAACCGAACCGGCTCCGAGCGCACCACCGTGTCCAATTCCATTGGCAGCGAGGCGGTAGCGGGGCGGTGCCGATCATCCTCGCGGTGCTGCCGTACCTGCGGATCAAGGCCGACCGGGCGCGACTGGTGCTGGAGCTGCAGGAGCAGGTCGACTGGATCCGCGCTGCCCGAGGTGATGACGATCCGTTCCCGTGGATGCCGGCCGGCTATGACCCGAATCCGTCGCTGAGCGCGTTGGTAGACGACATCCGCGCCTGCAACGCCCGATCTAACCGGCTGCTCGACGGCCGCACCTGGGACGAATACCCCGACCAAACAACCCGATTGGAGATCACTCGATGAGACTGTGGACCCACACAATCCAGGAATCCCCGCGCGGCAAGATGATCTGGTACCCGCGATGGTTCTTCAAGCTCTATGTCGGCCCCGACGACCACGACCGTGCCATCGTCGGCGGTCACGTCGAGTTCGTGCTCTCGAAGCCGACATCCGAGTTCGGTATCAACTTCGAGGTCGGCACGCGGGGATCTGAGACACCGTTCGACGGTTACCTGAAGATCGCTGGCACCACCCTGTACTGGGGCCTGGAAGCTGGCGGCGATCTGGCCACCAACATCACCCAGTTCTGGTTCAACCGGCTACCGAATCGCCTACGCAGCCGTGATTGCCTGATCGGACCCGGCCAGCCGGAAACCTGCGACTGCCCACCGTGGAATCCCGGCGCGACAACCAAGCGGCACATCGGCCGCAATGGCGAGTGGTGTGACTTCATCTACGAGGGAAGGCGATTCCAGATCCGCACCAGTGACGGTCGACTCTGGCTGGAACTCTGGACCCGCAAGAACGGCTGGAAACGCGGCGAGTTCGCACCCTGGCGCTCGCGGAGCATCAAGCTCAACCCACTCGACATCCTGTTCGGCGACAAACGCTACTGGTACGAAGATTCCGAAGTCGCCCGCATCCTGATCGACATGCCGGAGGCGGTCTACCCGGTCAAGGCCACGCTCCAACGCCAGCGATATGGCCGGCCGAAGCTGCCCAAGCGACACGTGCTGTCCTGGACAGTCGACGTCGATGCTCACGAGTGCAAAGGCATCCCGAATAGCGTGGACCGCTCGGGCGGGTGGAAGGGCGATCGCGTCTACGGCTTCGGCGTCAATCTCAAGGAAAGCCGCCGGGACTGGCAGATCGACGCCAAGGCCGCGATCGAAGCACGAATCCTCAAAGATCGCGCGGACTCCGGGTTCCGTAAGCCCGACCCGATCGAGGCGGACTGATGCAACAGCCGCAATTGCCCCCCGACGTAGACACCGACGCGCTTGACGCCGGCATCGAGCTGATCGGCCGCGCCGGCGCCAAAGCCTTCGAGATCGGCTACGTCAACGAGAACGTCCCGGTGGAGGAGGCCGGCTGGTACGCACACGCACAGTGGGGCGGGCACCGCATCATGGCGGACAACCGCGCGGGACCGGTCGAGGCGGTAGAAGCGTTGGCCCGCAAGGTGCTTAACGGATCGCTCTGCACGCATTGCGGGAAGCCGATTTCACTGTCGGGAAACCGTGAGGGCATCTGCCGGTGGACCCGCCGCGGTGACTCGTGGGTGCGGGGTTGCGTCAAAGAGTTCGCCGAGCACGACCGCAGCCAGAAGCGGGTCCGGGCGACGCTCGCCCGCGAGGGCGCCATTCCCGTCGACCCCGCCCTCCTGGGGCGGCCGTTCACCGCGAAGGACCGGAAATGATCGGCTGCCGCTGCGACCGCTGCGGCACAACGGTCCGTACCCATGAAGACCACGTCGACCCCGGCCACCGCTTCACCTTCACCGACGTGGTCGGCCACGAACACGACTTCTGCTCGGTGCCCTGCCTGATCGCGTACACCGTCGAATACGGCTGCTACAAGCCACCAGCCGACGGGGTGGTTGATGCCGAGATCCATTGCGGATCTGTGTCTCCGCAGTCAGGCTCGGACTGCAAGTTCACCGTCGACCACCCCGGCACCCACGTGTCCCACCGCGGCGAGGAGTGGGCCGACCGCACCGCGCGGGGTGAGTCGCATGGCAGGGCGAAGCTGACCGAGGCCGATGTACGGGCGATCCGGGCTGCTGCCAGGGATGGCGAGACGTACCGATCGATCGCAGGACGGTTTGGTATCAACCGATTCACGGTGGGAACTATTGTGCGCCGCGAGAAGTGGAGTCACGTCGCATGACGGATTTCCTGAGCCTGGCCGATGTGCTGGCGAAACATTACCGCCGTCTCGACCCGAATCACCCGGCGTACGGCGCATGTGGGGGTTGCGGATTCGACCCTGACGTCACGCCAGGAACGACGACCTTTGCTCAGCACCAGGCTGCGATGTGGCGTGAGGCGTGCACCATCACGACGGTTGAAGAGTTGGACGCGCTGCCGAGCGGCGTCGAGGTGCGCTCGGTGAACGGGCCGTGGCTCAAGAACGACCGGTTCTACCCTGATGAGCCGTGGTGGCCGGCGGGCGGCGAGATCTCGGAGGCGTCGTCTGAGGTTGGGTTGCCGGCGCGGCTCACCCACCACCCGGATTGGCCGCAGCCGTGAGTGCGCAGGCGCGCGTGACCGCCCGGGAGTTGGTGGACGACCTGGCCGCCATTCGACGCAAGCGCCGCATGTCCCAGGCGGTGGTGGCCCGCAAGATCGGTATCTCCCAGTCCGGGGTGTCGTCGTTCGAATCCCACCGCGCTGAGCCGCTACTGAGCACTCTGTTGCGGTACGCCCACGCGGTCGGCGCCGACATCACGTTCGAGGTGCGGCAGTGAGCGGGCAGTGCGGGGGGCTGGCGCGTTCCCCACGAATTTCGACGGCGAGCACACCGTCTGCGACACCTGCGGTCGGACGCTGAAGCTGGACCGTGCCGGCCTGGTTCCCCGCCACAAGCCGACCGGGCCTAAGCCGCCGAAGCTGCTGCCACGCGGTGAAGCCATCGTCGACGGACGCCGGTGTGGGCGATGAGCGTCGACACGGAGTTACGTGAGATCGCCGAGCGCCAGGCGAGCCGCTACCCCGACTCGCTGATCGCCGCGCAGGGGTGGACGCGGGCCGAGTTGGTCGACGCGATCCACCAGCACCTGCGGAACAGCTACGCCCGAAAGCGAGACAGCGGGCAGCTCGAGCGTGACGAGGACGGCCGAATTCGTTTCAGGGAGCCGCGGCAGCGTTCCCGCCGCCGTGGTGATCGTCGCCGTGGCGGCGACGCTGCCGCGGGTTCGGCGGTGGGTTGTCCGACGCCGCGGAAGCTCATTTTCCCCACCGAAGCGTCCGCCGAGCTGTTCCTGACCCACGCGGCCTACGAGGGCCGCCGCTACCGCCCGATCCGCTCCTACCTGTGTCACTGCGGCTCCTGGCATGTCACCAGCCGGCCGGAACGCACCGTCGACCGTGAGGGTGGTGCGTCGTGACGAATTGGCGGCTGCAGGCCGCGTGCCGATCTCACGACCCCGACCTGTGGTTCCCGGAGCGCGGCGACAAACGCACCAAGGCGGCGGCGCTGCGGATCTGCCGAACCTGCCCGGTGATCGCCGCCTGCCGGGATTACGCGTTGCGCACCGGCCAACCGGACGGCATCTGGGGTGGTTTGACGCAGACGCAGCGCACCAAACTCTTGGGCGTGTCATCGTTCGTGCGCCGCACCTTGCGTGACAGCGAAGACCCCGACCGCCGGCTGAAGCCGTGCGGCACACCCGCAGCCTATGAGCGGCATCGCCGCCGGCGGGAACCGATCTGCGACCCATGCCGCAAGGCCAACACCCGACGCCACATCGAGGCGCAGAAGCAACGCCGAGCCCGCGATGCACGGCCCGCGAGTACACAGCAGGAGACGTCATGAGTGATCAAAGTGATTCAGAGGACATCGATATGCCTGTTGGTCGCCGGTGGGCCACGAAATCTCAAGTGGCCCAGTACTTGGCCACCAGCATCAGCACCGTGGACCGCATGGTTGAGCGCGGCGAGCTGACCGCCTACCCCGTCGGGAAGCGTCTGATTCGGTTCGACCTGAACGAGGTTGACGCCACCGTGACGGCCGGATCGGAGGCCAACTGATGCCGCACTTCCGTGTTGACGACGCGTTCCACTCGCACCCGAAGGCGCAGCGCGTCGGCGATGAGGCTGTCGGATTCTGGGTGCGCGCGGGCAGCTTCTGCATGGCCTACCTGACGGACGGATTCGTGCCGGACTGGTGGGTCAAGAAACAGCCCAAGGGATTAGCGAAGGCGAAGAAACTTGTCGAGGCGGAGCTGTGGCATGACGGTGCTGAGCGCGACGGCGAGAAGGGTTACCAGTTCCACGAGTTCGTGGGCCCGGGCCGTCAGGACAGCAAGGAGCAGATCGAGGCCGACCGGAAGGCGTCTCGTGAGCGCAAGGCGAAGTCCCGGGCGTCACAGCGGGAGTCACGCCAGGCGTCACAGGGGGAGTCACGCCGTGACACTGCTGGCGGTGCTGACGAAAACGAGCTCGAAACAGGTGTCAAAAACACTAATACAAAGGGCACTACAGACGCGGTACATATGGCACTACAAAGCAAAAATGGTGCGCAAAAAAATGGTCACGAAACCAACGGCCAAAATGTCCCCACCAGCGACATCACCAAAATGTCACGCCGTGACTCCCACCGTCCGTCACAGGGGGAGTCACGGCGAAGTCCCGGGTATACCCAACCCAACCCAACCCATGGAAGTACTTCTGTAGAGACTTCTCATGGAGGGGTTGCGTTAGCAGACGCGCAAGAAAAACCCCCCTCCCCCCACTGCTCCAGACACCCCAACGGCACCGACAAACCCTGCCACGCCTGCGGAGCCGCCAACGACGCACGCAAAGCCTGGGACACCGAACAGGCCAACACCGCCGCCGCCCGCCGCCGCGCCTTCTGGACCCAAACCCGCCCCGCCACATGCTGCGACCCCAACGGCATGACCGACCTCGGCAACGGCGTCACCCGCTGCCCCAACCACGACTGGAGCGCCCTCGAATGACCACCCACCTCAACGACGACGGCACCGTCCGACTCAACGACGACCCCCCACCCGCCAACTCGCCATCACCAACTGCCACCTCTGCGACCAAGACGGCTACCGCGGAACCCGCGTCTGCGACCACCAAGACCACACCCAAACCGCCCAACGCCACATCGCCGCCATACGCGCCCAAATGGGCTGGACCAACCAACCACCCCAGACCACTCCCAAAAACCCCGGAGAACCCCATTCCGGGGCCAAAAACACACCACCAACCACCAACCCACACCCCCAAACCACCACCAACGGACACCCCAACACCAAAACCCCACCAGCACCCACCCCAGAAAAACTCTGACCATGACCAGACCCGGCCCACCCGGCGGACCACGCCAAAACAGCCGAGACCGCGCCGCCAAAGCCTTCAACCTCCGCTGCAAAGGCTGGACATGGCGCGACATCGCCACCGAACTCGGCTACCGCAGCCACGCAGGCGCCATCACCGCCGTACGCCAACACCTCGCACGCCAACCCACCGAAGACCAAGCCATCCTCAAGGCCTACACAGCAGGCAGCTACCAACTCACCCTCCAACGCCTCCAACGCCTCGCCGACAAAGCCGAGACAGCCGAAGACTTCACCGCCAGCGCCACCATCGCCCGCGCCATCGGCGACCTCACCGACAAACACGCGAAGCTCACCGGCCAGTACGTCGAGCCCGACAAGCCCGACGTCGAGGTCAACGTCACCGTGGGGCTGACACCAGCCGCGGTCATCGGGGAGGCGCGCTCGAACCTGCTCGCGATCGCCGCCGCGCGGCGGGCCCAGATGCCGGCTATCGCGCCACCTGCCCCGGTTGTCGATGCCGAGGTGGTGGAGGCGTGACGACCGACGAGGACGCGATCACCGCGGCGCTGGCTGTCGCTGAGGACATCGCCGAGGGGCGCCTGGACCCGGCGGAGTTGGCGGCCGTGGCGGCTGCCGAGGCCCGGGCCGCGTTCGGGCGGGTGGTTGGTGAGGGCGACGAAATGTGGGAGCTGCACGTCGATGTCGCCCGCCAGTGCTTGGCGGTGGGGGGCTGGATCACCTCGGACGAGCTGGCGGAGTGGGTGGCGGTGTACCGGGCTGCGGAGGGGCCGCCGCCGGCCCCGCAGTCGTGGATTGAGCAGGCGTTGGCGGCCAGCGCCGACGAGGACGGAGACGACGATGAGTGACCAGGCCAAGTGGACGACTCTCATGGTGCTCGACGCCGCCGCGCTCGACGCGGGGACGAACATGCACTGCGAGCGGCTGCAGCTTGAGCGCCTGGCGCTCGCCGAGCGGATCGCCGCCCAGCTGCGCAGGGAAGGGCTCTTGCACGATGCGGACGCGATGGAGCCGCCGCCCGTGCCGATCAGCTGCCGTGGTCCCGAGCCGTGGGTGGACCCGTGGACCGAGCAGCGCGCAGATGGGCGGGAGAGACCGCGGCTGCTCCGGCGAGTGGTCGGCCTGGTGTTCGGGACGAGCCAGGGTGATGGCCCGATCAAGGAGCCGTGATCGAATGTCGCAATTCTTTAGTTTTGCGGACGGGCCGAGGGGCGGGCCGTGGGGCGGCATATCCCCAGGACGGAGTGTCGCAAAAGCCGCCGCAAAAAGGTATTCGCAATATGGTGTTATGCGTGAGATTTGCGTAAGATGGAAACCATGATCACATTGGAAACGGCCAGGCAGCGTGTCGGGGCGAAAGTCGTCTATCGCGCCCCGCACGTCCGGTCCAGCGAGCCCGGCGAGGAAGGCATCATCACCGAGGTCGGGCACATGTACGTGTTCGTGCGGTACGGGTCTGATCTCACCGCGAAGGCAACGCCCCCGGAGCTTCTCGACCTGGTGACGCCATGACTGGACTCAGCGCCGAAGCTGCTGACACGCCGTCGCCGCGCACGCCGATGCTGGCCGTGGTCGACCAACTGACCAAACTCGCGGCCGACGCCCGGGTTGACGCTGGAGCTGCCCGCGCTGACGGCGATCAGGAGCGGCGTCAGTATCTGATGGGTGAGCACCGCGGCCTGATGGAAGCTGCGGAGGCGCTGTTGGCGTTCGACTGGACCGCGGCGTGGCGTGAATCGATGACGATCACCACGGTGGAGCAGCTCGACGCTCTGCCGAGTGGGTCGGTGATCCGGCGCGGTGGTTTCACGCCTGGTGTGTTTGAGCGGGCGGAGGATTGCGAATTGTGGCTGGAGGCGGGCAGCGACAGCCCGGACTATCCGGGTGAGCATCTGTTGCCGGCGATCCTCGTTTGGCATCCCGATTGGAGCGACCAGTGATCGGTCCTGATCGGGAAGCGTTGGAGTCCGTGGTGCGTGGCGCTGAGCACGCGGCTCGGCTGGAGCGCTATTTCGAGAGGCGGTGCGCCAAGGAGCAGGGCGTGTCGAGTTCGGAGCGGAAGATGCAGCGTGCTCGGGAGAAGGCGGCCAAGCAGGCGAAGAAACGACGGAGGAACGGACGATGAGCGGTGTTCAGGTGGGGCTGTGTGAGCGGTGCGGCGCCGCGGTGGGTGTTGATCGCCGGTGCTCGGTGTGCCATCCGCCCACGGTTGCCGCTGCCGGCGCGACGCCCCAGCTCACCCTCGGTGAGGTCGTCCAGTCCGCGATCGGGCCGACTCGATCGCTGAGGACATCCGCAACGCCACCGCACTGGTGGGCCCGATCGACCCGTCGAATGTCGGGATGGTGGCCTTGGTGTCGGGATGGTTTGCACGAGCGGTGGAGCGGATCGGGTTGGAGGGTCAGCCGATGCCGAGCGAGGAGCTGCTGGCTGACGCTCGCCAGTTCTTGATGGAGCAGGAGTCACGGTCATGAGCGACTACGTGGTGTACCGCGATAGCGATGGCGACGACGCGCAGCTGGAGGTCAGCACGGGCGGCCCACTGGGTGTCGTGTTCACCGCAGAGTCCGGCCCTGAAGCTGTGGCCGTCGGCCTGGACCGTGAGGCTGTGGAACGGCTGCACGCCCAGCTCGGTGTGTGGCTGGAACGGGCTGATGGCCGTGTGGTGTTGGATCGCGAGTACTCCGACGAGGAGTTGCGGGCGGCGGCGCAAGTCGATGCCACGAGGGGGGCTGTGTTCCTCGGCCCTGACGAGTACCGCTCGGTGCCCTCGGATTCGTGCGTGAAACCGGACACGTCGCAGGTCACTCACACCGAGATGTGTTCGGTGCGTGGCCCCGGTTGTCGGGTGTCGGAGCAGTGTTCGGCGGCGCAGGCCGGTATGAAATCTGGCATAAAACCACGGGAGGATCTGCAGTGAGCACCGAGCCGACGGGAATCATCCGCATCACACGCACCGAGAAGCACAGTGACGGCTCAGTGACGCTCTACGGGGTCAACGACGAAGGTGACGAGGTCTATCGCCGATTTCCACCCGGAGCGTTGGTTGAACGAATCGTCTGTGGCACTTGCAAAACCCTCTGATCGGCGGCGAGTGCTTCTCTTGTGTGACGCCCGAACAGATTGGGGGTGGCAAGCGGTGAGCGGCCAGGAGGTGCGCTGCGGGGATGTGTCGGCGAGTGGGCGCTGTTCGCCGCGGCGGCGGTCGGTCTGGTGGGAATTGCCGCGTTTTCGGTGTGGATCATCCCGGTGGCGTGGTCGAAGGGTGATGGGGGTGGGATCCCCGTTGCTGTTGCGACCCTCGGCGTGGGTGTGGTGCCAGCTGTGTTCTTCACCTGGTTGACGTTCGGCAGCGCTGTGCTGACGCGGCGGGCATGCCCGAGGCATGGAAGCCGGCCGTGAGCGGCCAACTGCTGGGGTATGCGCGGGTGTCGACGGCGCATCAGTCGAACGATGCCCAGGTCGATGACATCGAGGCGGCCGGCGTTGACCCGGATCGGATCTACGTCGACAAGCTGACGGGTGCGTCGCGGCGTGAGGATCGGCCGGGGCTGGCTGCGTTGCTGGATTATGCGCGGCCCGGTGACGTGATCGTGGTCAAGGGTGTGGATCGGTTGGGCCGTGATGCGGCTGAGGTGATGCTGACGATTCGGGATCTGCTGACCCGGGACATCGTGATCCGGGCGTTGCGGGAGGGGGTGGATTCCTCGACGCCGACGGGGCGGGCGGTGCTGGGCATCATGGCCAGCCTTGCCGAGCTCGAGTTGGAGTTGGGGCGTGAGCGTCGGGAGGCGGCGCGGGCGTCGCGGAAGGCGCGGGGGTTGCCGACGGGGCGGCCGCGGGCGTTGACGCCGGCGCAGGTGGAGCAGGTGGTGAAGTTGGCGGCGGCGGGAGAGTCAGTGTCGGCTATCGCGGAGTCGTTTCGGGTGGGGCGGGACACGGTGTACCGGGTGTTGAAGGCGGCTGAGGAGGCTGGCGATGGGTGATCGGGCGCCGTGGTTTTCAACTGGCGGCGCCGGCGGCGATGTGGTCGAGGCCGCGCCGAGATCGGAGACGCGGTTGTGTGAGGGGTGCGTTCGGAGTGATTGTCCGACTGCGTGTCCGGTCATGCCGGCCGAGGAGGCGCGGTGAACGAGGGGCACACGTTCTACGACCCGGATGCGGGGCCGCTGCCAGAAGATTACCGGCGTTGGTCATTTCATTGAGTCGACGCCGACGCGGTGCTGGCTGACCCGGGAGCAGCACCGGGAGCGGGCGATGCGGGAGTTACGTGCCGCCGAGGCGCTGTTGACGGACGTCGAGGGCGCAGGGTACGTGCTGCCTCCGCAGCGGCTTCGGGCTGCGGAGGAGCACCTGGCGATCCTGCGGGCGCGGGTCGAGGAGGAGAGTTCGGATGGATGAGGACGGCTACGTGACGATCGCGACCTGCGGTCAGTGTGGCCAGCGGCCCAACTCGTGCATCTGCGTTGAGGGGTTCCACGGCCCGGGCGGCGTGGAGCCTCATCCGCATCGCTGCCACTGCTGCCGGTGCGGCGCGATGACTCATGAGATGGTCGCGGTGGGTGTCGGGGACTCGTACTCTTTTGGGCCGCTGTGCCTCGACTGCCGAAAGGGGGTTGGGGTCGGTCTGGTGGTGGGTCGACCGGCTTGGACGCGCCGGAGGTCGCGCAGTGGGTGCTCGGTGAAGGGCTGGAATTCCCTGAGGTGCCTCAATTGTGCGACTGCGGGCATTTGTGGCATAACCGGGGTGGTTGCGGGGAGTGTGATTGCACCGCAGCCCACCGGTTCACAAGCTAGTGGCGTTGGCAGACGCCGACGGGAATCTGACGAGACGCGGCTTTATTGGTGAGAGAGGGATGTCCGCTAATGGCCACTGGTTTTAGGGAGGGGCAGCGGGTTTGTGTTACGGCCCGCGAAGGCACTCGAAAACTCGACTGGGATGGTTACCTAGCGCATGTCGTCAGAACGAGCGGGCCAGGTAGGTCATCGTGAGGCTGTCGGTGTGCCGGCCGCCGCGCACCGTCCACCGGAGCCGCCACAGGGTGTGGCCTTGGTCGTCGCGTTCGAGGGTGAGGGTGACGTTGGTGACGTGGGTGGCCATCTGCTGCAGGGTAGGTGACGTCACCCCTGGTTGACACCCTGAGCGGCGTGCTAACCGATGCGCGGGTGCTGCGGGACTTGCGGGGTGCTGCTTCCCGGCTGGGGCGGGCGTTGCGGCAGCAGCGGTTGGAGGATGTGGCGGCTGAGCAGACGTTGATCGACATCCTGTTGGACAGGTTGTTGGAGGCACGCCCGGAGTTGCGATGGACCCCGTAAAGCTGCTTGTCGCGTGCCGATTGTTGCAGACGGCGCGTGGCAGGGTGCGGCCAGCGTCGCCCGCCGAGCTCGCCCGCCGTCTGGATCCGAAGTTCGTTGTGACGCCGACGATCCGGCTGATTTCGGATATCGCGGTGCGGTCGGTGCGGGATCCGAATCAGCGTGACGTCGTCAGCGCCCCGCCTCGTACGGGTAAGTCTGAGGAGCTGGCCGTCTGGCTGCCTGTCTGGGCGTTGATGCCGGACCCGGCGTTCCCGATGAAGGGCCCGGATCTGAAGATCATGATCATCTCGAATGGTGATGACCTCGCTCGGGCGCATTCCCGCAAGGTGCGTGACATCATCCGTGAGCACGCTGGGTTCCTCGGTTTCAACATTGCGCCTGATAAGACTGCGGCCGGCCAGTGGAACGTCCAAGGACACGACGGCGCCATGCTGGCGGCGGGCATCAGTTCCCACATCGTCGGTTTCGGTGCGGACTTGATGATCTTGGACGACTTGGTGGGTAGCGCGGCCGAAGCCGACAGTGAAGCGCACCGCAAACGGATTTTGGCCGAGTATCAGGGCTCGTTGGCTGCCCGCGTCCACCCTGGCGGATCAATTCTGCTGGTGATGACCCGCTGGCATGAGGAGGACATCGCTGGGGCGTTGTTGAAGCTTGAGCCGGATCAGTGGCGGGCCACCAACATCACCGCGGTGGGGGAGCGAGGAATCCCTGATGCGCTCGGCAAGGACCCTGGCGTGGCGATGACGTCCGCGCTGGGGTTCATTCCGGAGGACTATGCCCGCCGCCGCCGCACTGTCGGCGATCGCATGTGGTACGCGCAGTACATGGGCAAGCCGTCGAACCCGGCCGGCTCCCTGATCAAGTCGGCGTGGATCACGCAGCATCGGCTGGCCGCCGCCCCCCGCTCACCGATCTACACCGTGGTGGGTGTCGACCCAGCAGACTCCGGCAAGGGCGACGAGTGCGGCATCGTCGCCACCACCCTGTTCGGGGTGGGGCGGGTGGCGATGATCGCAGACAAGTCTGGGCGGATGACATCAGATCAGTGGGCTTTGGCTGCAGTGGATTTGGCGATCGAGGTGGGCGCCTCGGAGATCGGGGTGGAGGGGTTCGCCGCGCGTGAAACCTACACCCGGGTGGTTCGGGAGGCGATCCGCCGCCGCCAGGACGAGGGGAAGCTGCACCGGGACATCATCGTGACGGGGTGGCCGCCGAAGGGGTCGGGTCGTGGTGGTGGGGATGCGATCGCCCGGGCGGCGCCGCTGCGGCAGGATTTGGAGGTGGGAACCTTGGTGCTGGCCGGCGAGTTCCCCACGTTCGAGGAGCAGGCCACGGCGTGGCAGCCGGGCCAGCACCAGCCGGACCGGTTGTCGGCGTTGATCGTCGGCCACGACTTGTGTGTGCACGCGGCGGGTCAGGAGTGGGGCATGGCGAGTCCCGCCGACTACGCCACCACCGGCGGCGGTTCGGGGCGGCCGGAGGCGTCCGTCACCGACATCGAAGACTGGATGCGACAGAAACTCGCCTAACCGGACCGAAATACGTGACGCCGCGCACAGGGTTCGGGGATTCGCGGCCCCTGCCGCTACCTTCCGCCCGTGGGGCACGCCAGTCCTGAACGCACACCAGCAGTCCGTGTTGCCCTCAACCAGGCCCTCACCCCCAGCCAAGCCGCCCTGTTCGCCGAGCTCGCTGCGGCGCTCGAACTCCACGGACTCGACCTCGCCGTCACCGACCTACCCGACGACTCCTGCGAACCCCAGGACTGGCAACCCGACCACCTGATGGTCACCGAAGTGCTCAACTCCCCGAAATCGTTCCTGCACATGACGAAGCTGCCACACCCGGACCGCGCCTACCTGGTGGCCGGGCTGACCGTGCGGGGCATGGTGGCAGAGGAGATCGCCGACCGCACCCACTGCTCGCTGCGTTTGATCCGCACGATCCGCTCGTGGGAGATGACCGCGGTGTGCAAGTGGGTGCACCACCAAACCACCGTCCTCGAGCGGGATCTGTCGACAGAACGCGCCGCCCACGCCCACACCCGCCGCGCCCTCGCCGACTCCAGCCGCGATAACGAACGCCTGCGGAACCAACTGGCCCAGATCCTCGACAAGCTGCAGGCCGGTACCCTGAAGGCGTTCCCGCGCTGCGGACATCCCCGTGTCGGATACAACGTGTACCGTCGCAACGGTCAGGAGCGGTGCCGCGAATGCCGCCGCACATGGGACGCCAAAAAACGTAAACCACGCCCCCTGAACAGCCAATCCGTTCCAGTGAACGGTAATCCGCTGCCCGCCACGGTTCTATCGTCCGCATCATGACGCTGCTGATCCTCGCTATCTACGTGTTGGCCGTGGCCCGACTCACCAGGCTGATCAACTTCGACGTCGTAGCCGATCCGATCCGCGTGGCGGTGGCGCGCCGCGCGTCCGTCGCGAAATCTGCTGCGGCCGAGGCCACACTGGCGGACCAGTACACCACCGCCGCCCTGCATCAGCGGCGGGAAGGCCGCTGGAACACAGCCGCCTACCTGCTCGAATGCCCGTGGTGCATCGGATTCTGGCTGTGCCTGGCCTCGGCCTACGCGCCTGTCGCCATCATCGGCTGGCCGTGGTGGTCGCTGTTTCCTGTCGCGTTGGCCGCATCGCACATCATCGGTATCGCCGCCCGACTAGCCGCCCCCGACGATGAGATGAGCATCGAACCGGCCCCTGAGCACGGCTGACCTTTACCGTCTCCGTCGTGGCCGGCCCCAACCTGCGTGTAGTGCGGCGCCCCAGGGGTGCGCTGACCGCGTCCGCGCCCGCACCGCTGGTGGCTGCGTCCGCGCCCGTCACCGACCCGACGAGTGTGTTCAAAGCGATCGGGCTCGGCGGCCGCCGCGACAACTGGCAAGCCGAAGCGTGGCAATGCTACCGCCGTGTCGGCGAGTTCGGCGCCTACGTGCGGTGGCGAGCCAACTGCTGCTCCCGCGTGAAGTTCGTTGCCTCCGAGATCGATCCCGTCACCGGCGACCCAACCGGGTCGATCGCCGACGACAACACCGAGGGCCAGATCGTCGCCGCGCTGGTTCGCGCCATCGCGGGCGGCTCGCTGGGACAGTCGGAACTGATCAAACGCACCGCCCACAACCTGACGGTGGCCGGAGAGCTGTGGATCGCGGTGCTGCAACGCCCCGAGGGGGAACAGTGGTTTGCCGTCACCCGCAAGGAGATGGAATCCGGCAACGGCCGCGACGGGCTGCTGATCAAACTGCCCGACGGGACGAAACACCCCTTCAACCCGCCCGACGACGGCCTGTTCCGGGTGTGGGATCCCGATGCTGAGGATGCGACGTTGCCGACGTCGCCGGCGCAGGCCAATCTTGATGCGTTGCGGGAAATCCAGCAGGCCACGAAGAAGATCCGCAACGCGGACCTGTCGCGCCTGATCGGCAACGGCATCCTCGCGATCCCCGCAGAGGCGTCGCTGCCGTCGCAGGATGCCCCGACGGCAGCGGACAAACCGGAAGGATCACCCCCACCAGGCCCGCGCGCGAAACCCGCCGTGGAGCTGACGAAATTGATCGCGAAGCAGGCGCTGCTGGCGATCGAAGAGGGTGAGACGAGCATGGCGGCGCTGCTGCCGATCATCATCCAGATGCCCGGCGATCACGTCGACAAGATCAAGCACATCGAGTTCGCTGACCAGATCACCCCGGTGGCGTTGCAGACCCGCAACGATGCGATCGCGCGCCTAGCGATGGGGTTGGACATGTCACCGGAGCAGCTGCTCGGGTTGGGCAGCAATTCCAACCATTGGTCGGCGTTCATCATGGCTGACCAGGACGTCCAGTTGTATGTGGCGCCCGTGATGCAGTTGATCTGCCACGCGATCTACACCAACGCGTTGCGGAACCTGGTGACCAAGTTGGGAATCGACCCGACGAAGTACACCCTGTGGTACGACACCAGCCGGCTGACCGCCGACCCGGACCTGACCGACGAAGCGAAAGATGCATCGGATCGGGGTGCGTTGCGGCATGCGGAGCTGCTGCGGTTCCTCGGCTTGCCTGAGGACAGCGGATACGACTTGACGGACCCGGATGGGTGGAAAGAGTTGGCGCGCGACCAGATCGCCAAGAATCCCGACCCCGCTCTGATTCGGTTCTGGGCGCCGATCCTTGACCCGATCGCGGGTGTCGAATTCCCTGAGCCGGCTCCCTCGTTGCCTGCCGGCAACACCGATCCGGCCGACGAAGAGGAGTCGGGGGCGGAACAGGGTCAGGAACCGAAGACGGAGCAGCAGAACGACACTGACAGTCGCCAGTCGGCTGCGGCGGCCGGCCGCGGGATTTCGATGGCGATGGAGCTGATGGTGACGCGGGCGCTGGAGCTCGCCGGGAAGCGGCGTGTGCGTAGCCACGATCCGGCGCAGGCGTTGCGGCTTCGCGACGTTGCCCCGCAAGACTATCACCGGCTGATGGAGCCGGTTCCGGACGGTCAGGTGCCGAAGCTGATCAAGGGTTGGGATGCCGGTTTGGATGAGTTGGCGGCCCGGTACGGATTGGACGCCAACGCGGTTCGTAGCGTGGTGGAACGCCGCGCCCGGGAGCAGCTCACCGCCCAGGTGGTCGACGCCTGATGTGGCCCGAACCTGGGGAGGCGCTCGACCGCACGATCGAGGTCGAAGCCGCCGTCGCGGACCTGTACGCCGAAGCGCTGCGACGGTGGGCGCCGGCAGCGCGCGCCGCTGTCCTGCCTGCGCTGACCGCCGCCGCCGGCGAACAACTGCCGCCCGATCCCGACGCGCTTGCCGGCGAACAATCCTCATGGGATGCGATTGCCGCCACCGTGATCCTCGCCGGCCTCGGACTGCTGTGGGCTGTCACCTACACCGACGCGGTTGAAGGTCTCGGCATCGACCTCCCCGACCCGCCAGGTGATGCGCCGCGGCCCGACATCGACCCGGCCGTCACCGCCATCATTGCCCGCACTACAGACGCCACCACACGGCAGGCCCGCGACGACCTCGCCCGCGCGACCGCCAACCCGTCCAGCCGCGACGCACTCGGCGTGTTCGTCGACTCCCACCGCGACCAGGTCGCCGCCGTACCCGGCATGGTGCGCGAGGCACTCACCGCAGCAGTCCAATCGCTGAAGGTCCAAGCCACCACCACCGCGGTGGTGATCGACAGCGCACAGTTGCGGGCCGAAACCGCTCAGATGCTCGACGCCGCCGGCCCGGCCATGCGTGACCTCGCCCGCCGCGAGGGCTACCAAGCCGCCGGCGTCATGAACCACGCCGTCATCACCGCCGCCCAGCAGGATCCCGATGCGGGCGAGCTCCAGAAATGCTGGATTGCGACGCTCGACGGACGAACCAGACCAACCCATTGGGCTGCCGACGGCCAGCGCGCCCCACTGGGCGGCAAATTCACGGTGGGTGGTGAGCACCTCGAGTTCCCCGGCGACCCCCACGCATCCGCGGCTGAGCGGAAGAACTGCCGCTGCCGGGTGGGTGTCCTGGCCAAGGATGAAGCGCTTCCCGACGAGGTCGACCGGCACACCGAGCGGCTCGACGGCCGCGACAGTGTGGTGATCAACCGGGACGGGCGCACCCAGGCGGAGGAAATTCAGCGTCGCGCCGACGACGGCAATATCCGCGCCCGCGACGACCCAGAAGGCATTGGGCGGGTGGCATCCGGCGGCTGGACCGCACCGAGCGAACAGGAGATGGGCATGACGAGCGTTGAACCAGCAGTCGACGAGGAAACGTACTTCACGTTCACCGACGCACTATTCGCTGTCACCGGCGTGCCGACCGCCGACGGTCGCATGCTCGACGCCAACCTTGACCTCACGATGCGGGAAACCCCACTGCCGGTGCAGTTCTGCGAAGAGATGGAAGGCGGACACTACGGGTCCGTAACCGTCGGCGTGGTGGAGGCGATCCGCTTCAAGAACGGTCAGGTCCGCGGCGACGGATACATGCTCAACAACGAGAACGCGCTCAAGGCCATCGATCTGGTCTCGCACGGCGTCTGTAACCCATCCGTGGATCTCGGGAACTGCGAGATCATCCCCACCGACCAGGGCGGGATTCTCATCACGGAGGACACCTACGCCGAGGACATGGAAGTCCTGTGGACGACCGTCAAAGCCGAGCTGCTGGCGGTGACGTTGGTGGCCATTCCCGCGTTCGGTGAAACACGTATCGCGTTGAATGAGCAGCGAGAACCGCGCGCGAAGGCGTTGGTGGCGTCGGCCGTCGCGGAGTTCACACCCCGTGTCTACGACCCGGCGCTGTTCGCCGACCCGAAACTCACCGGCCCCACCCACCTGACGATCACCGAAGACGGACGGATCTTCGGCCACGTCGCCTGCTGGTCGGAGCGGCACCGCTCGGTTGGCCTCGGCAACATCACCCCACCCCATTCGGCCACCGGGTACGAGAATTTCCACAGCTCCCCACCGGTGCGGCTCGCGGACGGCAGCAGCCTGCCCGTCGGCCGGCTCACCGTCGGCATCGGCCACGCCCCCACCACAGGCATCAGCAACGTTGCCGCGCAGGCACACTACGACAACCCTGAATCGTGCTTCGCCCTCGTTCGCGCTGGCGAGGATCAGTTCGGTATCTGGGTGTCGGGTGTGCCGGCGCCGTGGGCCACCCCGGAGAAAGTAGAGATGGGGTTGGCTTCGCCGATGTCGGGGGATTGGCGGCCGTACGGCCGGGGCCTGGACCTGGTGGCGGTGCTGGCCGTCAACACCCCGGGCTTCTTGTGCCGCGGTGGCGGAACGTCAGCGGCGGCCGGTGACCAGTTGGCGATGGTCGCCAGCTTGGGGCCGTCGCAGCGCGCCACCGCGGGCGGTATCGGGCATCTGTCGTTCGACGACATCCGCGCCGCCGTCCGGATTGAGTTGGAGGAATCCCAACGGACGGCTGCGTTGGCGGCCCGCCGCGAGTCGGCGTTGGCGCGGGCCCGCGACGTCGTGGGTGATCCGCCCACGCCTGCGGAGCGGTTGGCGGCCTTGCTGGAACGGGCCTGACAGTGGCATGCAGTTGCCGCGGCGGCGCGGCGGCGGCGCGCACCGGTGCACGGATCGTGGGCTATGACTTCACGCCTCCCGGCGGCGACACACCAACCCGATTCCCCGACAAGGCATCCGCTCTGGTGGAACGCCGCAAGCGCGGCGGCGGCACCATCGTCGCCGTCACGGCCGGCTCATAGGCGCGGCGCTGTCACATCACCGGCCATGTTGCGGTCAGCGAGGAGCCGCGCGAATTCATCGATGGGCGTGTACGCCCGACCGCGCAGCCCCCAGCCGTCGCCCCACGAGTTGAGCCACTCGATGACCGCCGTCTTGTAGAACGACGGGTGATAGTCCACCCCCAGCACGAGATACTCGTGGCCGCCTTCCAGCGAGCCGGAGGCGTGGACGATGCCATTGCGGTCAGGGTCCTCCATGCTGGAGTAGAACGCGGTACCCACGATGAGTGGCTGTGTCTGCAGAGCGTTGAGGAACCCCGTCATGGAGAATGTCCACGTGTAGCGGCGGATGAAACCGAGCTGGCGTGCCGCTTTCGCGACACCGTTGCCGGAGCTGCCCTGATCGACACCGGGGTAGGTGTTGTTCGGGATGCCGTCCAATCGGGTGGCCAGCGTATAGAGCTCGAGCGCCTTGGTTTCGTCGAGGTAACCACCGTCGCGTCGGGCCGTGCTGGTGTGCGCGTAGTCGGTGTTCAACCACTGTGCCATCGCGTTGCCTGTGCATGACCCCACTTGACCTTGGTCGAGTACTGGCGCCGATGTCGTCCATCGGGTTGTCTTCGGCTGCAGTGGTTTCGCCGCGGCGAAGTGGGCGAATTCGCGGGATCGCGGGTCGTGGTCGACGAGCCGGCCCAGTGCGTGGGTGAGCGTCATGGCCCGCACCGTATGGACTGTGGGTGCGGGCCACTCGGCCTGTGAACTAGCTGTGACCTGCGGAGTTAGGCGTCCTTACCGAACGCTCCGTCGCGGGCGCGGCGCAGCGTCTCGATCATGTTGTTGATCTGCCGGCGAGTCAGCGGGACGGTGAACACGGTGGCTGGCGGGTCGAACTCGCTGATGGGCGGGCAGTCACCCGGGCCGACGGTCATAGCCATCGTCCGGCCGTCACGCTCTTCAGCGAGTTTCGCGTTCCGCTCGACGGCCAGCACGCACTCGTGGCACGCCGAATGGTCGGCGTGGTGTGGCGTCGGTGGGCTCACGATGTCGTTGGGCCGGGGCTCCGGTGCGGCCGAGAAGACGTGGCGGGTGAGCCCGATCTGGACGAATCCATTCGCGTCGTTCTTGTCCCAGTGAACCGAGAGTTCGGTTCCGGTGCCGCCGAACCGGGCGAAGCCGTCGGTTTCGGGGCGTTGAATCACTTCTTTCGGCATGGCCGTCATCCCTTCACGGGGTTGGAGGGCGTCGCGCCCTGACCGCCATCGCGGCGATCGCCGACAGCTTCACAAGCCCGCGTGCACGCCTGCCTCCTACGTTCTGCCGCCAAGAGAGTTCCCGCCCGCGCTATGTGCCGGGGAGCGATCGGAAACGAAACAGCACGTTCCAGAACAGGAGCACACGACGTGAAGTTCACGCGCCCCGATCAGCTGCCCGCCACCGTCGCCGAACTCGACGAACTCGCGAACCAGGCCCGCGCTGAAATCGCCGTCATCCAGGCCCGGCACGCCGCAGGCGAGGAACTGTCCCCCGAGGACACCGAACGCCTCGAATACCTGCTCGATTCGCGAGACGAGATCGTCACCGAACGCGAAACCGTGTCCGCCGCAGAGCAGGCACACACCGACAAGCTGGCGGGTCTGCTGGACCGCGTCAACCCGCCGACCCCCGAGGCCCCTGCCGCTGAGGCTGCGCCGGAAACCCCGGCCGCCACCCCGGAGCCAGGTGACGCCGCCGCAGCAGCCGAGGTTGTGGCCGAAGCGGAAGCCGCCACCGCGCAGGCCGCCGAACAGCCCGAGCCCGTCACCGCCGCCGCCACCGGCAAGGCGGCCGGCCGGGTATTCGCTGGCGCAGTCACCACCACCGAGGTGCCGAAGCCCAACACGGGCGGCGATGCCAGTAAGCGGTGGGACCTCAAGCCGGAAGCGCCGAACTTCGCCGAACTGGGCAACCAGAAGGTCGACACCGCGGCGATCGCCGAGGGTATCTGCTCCAACGGCCAGTTCACCGGCCTGAACCCGGACCGCCGAACCATCATCGCCTCGATGGAGCGACCGCAGGGCAAGGTCATCACCCGCGCTGAAGACCTCTACGCAGAACTGGACCGCATCTCCTCGGAGATCCCCGGCCACGGAGCCGTCACCGCCAAGGCACTCGTCGCCGCCGGCGGTTGGTGCGCCCCCTCGGAGCAGCTGTACGACTTCTGCGAAACCCCCGCCGCTGTCGGTCTACTGTCCCTGCCGGAGATGACGATCAACCGCGGCGGTGTCATCTTCCCCGCCGAACCGGACTTCTCCGCGCTGCAGAACGGGTTTCACTTCACCGAGACGGAGTTGGAAGCCGACAGCGGCTCACCCAACTACACCCCGACGGCGATCAAGAGCTACGTCGAGATCCCCTGCCCGCCCGAGATGGTGGAATACCGGCTCGAGGCGATCGGTTGGGCCGTCAAGTCCGGCATCTTGCAGAAGCGGGCGTGGCCGGAGCTGGTCAAGAAGTTCCTCGACGAGTTCATGGTGGCTCACGAGTATCGGGTGTCGGCGCTGACCGTCACGAAGATCCTCGCGCAGTCGTCCGCGGCGAAGGTTGTCCCGAACGACGTCGTTCTGGGCGCCACGACCAGCATCCTCAACGGCCTGCACATGCGGGCGCGTAACTTGCAGATCAAGACCCGCAAGATGGTCATCGAGGGCATCGCGCCGCTGTGGTTCCGCGACGTGCTGCGCGCCGACCTCGCCGGCCGGGACGATATCGCCGGCCTGAGCGTCACCGACGCCGACGTCGACCGTTGGCTCGCGGACCGCGGAATCTACCTGCAGTACGAAGGTGCCTGGCAGTCCCTCACCTCCGGCAAGCCCGGCCACGAAGACACCTCGTGGTGGCCCGGCTCGGTCGACGTGGTGCTGTACCCGGCGGGCACGTTCTGGCGGTCGCGGCAAAACGTCCTCAATCTCGGTGTCCAGTTCCCGATGGATCTGGTGCAGCAGAACCGCCAGATGGAGGGCTTCGTCGAGGACGAGTTCCAGGTGGGTAAGCGCTGCTACCCGTCGCACCTGATCCGGATTCCGTTGTGCGTCAACAGCGCCGTCGGTGCCCGCGAGGTCATCGACTGCACCACCGAGTACGCGACGACTACCACCAAGACGGTCACCCTCACCGGTAGCCCGACTGGCGGCACCATCACGCTGAAGTTCTCGGCCAACGGCACGCAGTCCGGGACCATCGCCTACAACGCGTCTACCAGCACGGTCGACAGCACGCTGACGGCGATCGACGACAACGTGACCGCGGCCGGCGACATTACCGTCGGCGGATCGGCAGGCGCCTGGGTCGTCACCTACCCGGCCCGACTCGGCGACCTGCAGTTGGGGACGAATTCCCTGACCGGCGGCACTTTGCCGAGCGCGACCATCTCCTGACCGGGGGTCTGCGGAATCAGAGACGGAGGCGGGCGGCGTGGACCACACGAGGCAGGTTTACGTCCGCCCGCCTTCCCGCAGGAAGGGATGACGACATGACGGTGACGCTCAATCCTGTGGTGTTCGATGCACCACTGGTGACTCCAGCACCCAACGGCCTGTACGCCGCCACCAATTGGCAACCCCAGTCCGGGCCGGCGCGCTGGATCGGTGCCGGCATGCTGATCCGCAGCCGCAACTACGGCAACAGCAGCGCGTTCAAGGTGTGGACGGCCGACTGGGATGGTCTGCAAGAGGATCTCGGCGACGACGACGTGAAGACCGGTGTGCGGCCGGACGATCCAGATGCCTACATCGCGATGACGGTGGTGGGCGCCGACGCGTGCGAACCGGGAGCGTTGCCCGAGCAGGAGATCCGGGACCGGGCTCAGCAGGTGCTGCTGCTAGAGGAGCAGGCCGCCGCTGAGGAGGAGTTTGCCGCACGGCTTCTCACCGATACCAGCCCAGTATCGGTGGCCGACATCGTCGCCGCTGTCGCGAAACTCGAGGGACTGCTGGCCAAGACGAACACACTGGGCTTCATTCACGCCAGCTCCGAGCTCGCCGCGCCGGCAGCACAGGCGCAGCTGATCGTCCGTTCTGGTGTGGCGCTCAAGACCCCGCTGGGCCATACGTGGGTGTTCGGCGGCGGCTACGTCGGTGTCGACGGCCTGGACCAAACGCTGGTGGCCACTTCGCAGCCGTACGGGTGGCGCACCGAAATTGCGGTGAAGGCGGGTCTGGATGTGACGCGGCACAACCTCTATCACGCGGTTGCTGAGCGGTCGCTGCTCATCGGCTACGAGGCTGCGGTCGGCGCGGCCACCATCACCTAACGCTGAGGAGAACGAAGACAATGCCTGAAGGTGTGAACGTCTTGGTTGAGGACGGCGAAGCGACGATCGAGTTCGTCGACCAGTCCCTGCGTGGTTCAGGACTCGGGAAGCTGCTCTCGGTGGGCGGCCCGCAGCAGGTGCGGAAGGTGACCCGCCCCCGGGTAGCCTACATCGTGCCCGAGGCGGTCGCCCGCGACGCCGGATTCATCGACGGCGAACAGCCTGCCCCGAAGAACGAATCCAAGGGCTACGACGACGGCCTGCCCGACAGCGATTGGTCGCGTCCCGCCCTCAACGAGTACGCCGCCAAGTTGGAGCCGCCGCTCAACCCCGCCGACTATTCGAACAAAGAGCTGCTGCTCGCCGCGATCAAGACGGCGATCGCTGGAGGCGCGAAGCTCCCCGGCGCCGATGCACCCGCCTGAACAACTATGACCCGCATGCCTCGTGACTACGACCCGCCCGGCGCGGTAGCGCCCCACACAGGAGGACAAGCAACGTGAGTGTTGCGCCAGTCGTCAAGGGCTACAAGCTCCGCGCCACCAAGACGGACCGCTGCGGACTGCCACTCGAGGGACCGAAGAACCGGTTCGTCACCGACTGCTTCGTGTCGGTGAAGACCACCCCGGTGATGAAGGACCGGCAGGAGCTGGAGCAGCCCAACGCCGAAGGCCGCGTCATCTTCTCCGACACCACCCCGCCATCCCGGAAGCACCACAACGCCGAGATCGTCATGGCGGGCATCGACCCCGAACAGTGGGCGCTGTTCCTGAACTATCCGACGATCCTGGACCACAACGGCAACGTGATTGGGTTCGGCGACAAGAAGGACGTCGACTCGAAGACCGGCCTGGCGATCGAGGTGTGGACCGGCGGGTCGACCGACGATGACTGCGGGATTCCCGACGACGACACCATCTTCTCCCTGCCGGATAGCGGTCTCACCTACGGTTACCTGCTGATGTGCGTCACCGAGTTCACCCCGCCGCCGATCAGCATCGAGGCGGCGATCTCAACGTTTACCATGACCGGTATCACGACTCCGATGTCGCGGTGGGGTCGCGGCCCGTACAACGTGGCCCGCATCGACAACTCCGGCACCGCCGGACGCCTGCTGGTGCCGATCGAGAAGGACCGGCACCTCACCTGGTTCCGCACACCGGTGGATCCGCCGGAAACCACCGACGGCGCGGTCTCGCTGGGTATCCAGTCGTTGTTCACTGTGGATCCGTATTTCGGTTCGGGTGCAGCGGATGTGGCCCCGGATCAGGACGATTCGCTGGAGGCGACGATCACCGTCACCGGTTCCCCGACAGGCGGCAACTTCACCGTGAAGTTCGCCAACTGGGATTCGTCGCTGTCGGCGACGATCGCCTACAACTCGACGAACTCGGCGGCCAAGACCGCTATCTCCGGTGTCGACGATGGGCACCTGGCGGCGGAGTTCACCGTCACTGGCGGCGCTCTGCCGGGCACCGCGCTGGTGGTGAAGTATCCGGCGGTGCTGGGCGCGATGTCGATCGGCACGAAGGCGCTCATCGGCGGCACCGCACCGGACGTCGCCATCTCGTAATAGCAGTCGTCGGACCGCCCTGGGCATTGGCGTGGCAGCCCCCGGGGCGGTTCGTCATTTCCGGTGCATGAGCACCCCGCGTCGTTACCGTTCGTGCCGTGGCGTACACCTGGCCGATTGATCGGACATGCTTGCCGGACCTGCCGGTGGTGCCGCCGCTGCCGGATAACCCGACCGATGAGCAGCTGGCCGAGCACGACTCGGCGCAGGCCTCCTACGATGCCGCGCTGGCGCGCCGCGACGCCGCTGAAGACCTGGCCGTCAGCGTCCTGTGGGCGCTGTCGGGCCGCCAGTTCGGGGTCACGGAGACGACGGTGCGGCCATGCCCGGTATATGCGCGTGGCTTCGGGTACCGGCCGTGGATGTTGTTGCGGGAGTTCGGCCACTGGGTGGATTGGCCGTGCGGCTGCGGAATCAACCGGTGCACCGTGGCGGGGCCACGGGTGATCCACCTGCCCGGGCCCACCCAACCGGACACTGAGGACACCCCGATCGTCGTCACTGTCGCGGGTGTCGAGCTCGACCACGACGCCTACATCCTGGAGGGCGACGCCCTCTACCGGGCCGGCGGAAACATCTGGCCGGCGCAGGACCTCGGCCGGCCACTCGGAGAACCAGGAACGTGGTCGGTGTCCTACCACCGCGGCAACCCGGCACCCCCATCAGTAGCCCCGCTCGTCGGCGCGTTGGCGCAGGAATTCATGCTCGCGTGCAGCGATGGCAGCAGCGACGAGGCGCGCTGCCGCCTACCTCGCACCCTGCGCAGCACCACCCGCAAAGGCGCAACGAACGTGTTTGACCCTGCCGCGATCCTCGCCAACGGCAAGACGGGACTGCCGGAGGTGGACCTGTGGCTGGCCGCGGTGAACCCGTCCAACCTGAAACAGGACACGGTGGTGTTGTGACCGGCACGCGCACCGACCCGGCATCCGACGCGGTAGATGTGTTCGTCGCGGCGATGCGGGAAGCGTTCGACCCGGACTCGGCGTCGCCGCCCGCCGGACGCGGATCCACCACGGTGCGATTCTTCGCCGGTGACGAGAACGCCTTGCAGGTGTGGGATCCGGATGCGCGCGGTGGTTGCGCCGATCCGTTCCTGTGGGTGCGGGTTCCCCGCCGGTTCCGCAGCCGAACCGACACGTTTCCCCAGGCGTACGTCGGCGATTGGGGTTGCAACCAGGCCGGCGTGATTTCCGTCGTGGAGATCGAAGTCGGCGTCGGCCGGTGCGCCAGCATCGATCCGGCCCCGAAGTGGTCAGATCTGGAGAGGGAGAACGAGATTTCCCTCGATGATTCGTGGCGCATCGAGTTGGTTCTGCGGCGCGGGGTGTGCAAGTTGCGGACACCTCAGCGTGCCGTGGCCACCGATACCGTGGGCGTGGCCGGCCCGGCCGGCGGCGCGATCGCGTGGTCCGGTGTGGCGTACGTGCAGTTGATCTGAGGAGGCTGTGGTGGCACGCATGGTGACGATCGAGGGGACATGGACTCCGGCGGTCGGCGGCCCGGGCCGCGGGGAACGCTGGGAGGTAGAGTTCGACGTCCGGGTGCGGAATCTGCTGCGCGCCGGCGCTGCCCGGGTCGTCGCCGAACGTGTCTCGGCCGAGGCGGACACCCAGCATCCAGAGCACATTCACGCGGTGTTGGAACCAGACGATCCCGACGATGTCGAGCTGGAAACGTCCACCGCCGCTGCGCCAGCCCACAACGCGAGTCGCGCCCGCTGGGCAGACTATCTGCGCAGCAAGGGCATCGCGTTCCCCGACGACCGCGAGGCCTTCGACGCCGGCGACAAGACTGCGTGGGCCAGCCGCGATGACCTGATCATCATCGATCAGCAGGCCTCCGGTGGGAGCTGACGCCCACTTCGAGCTGAACGAGGCGGAGCTGAACCGGCAGGTCCGCGAGATCGGCCGCCGGCGGATGGCGTCGCTGCAGCGCAGGATCGCGAATCAGGCCCGCCAGGACGTGCCGGTGAAGACCGGGAATCTCGGCCGGTCGATTCGGGAGGGGGAGATCCGGTTCGTCGGGCCGGCGGTGGTGCAGGGCAGCGTGGAGGCCACAGCGCCGTATGCGGCGGCGGTTCATGAGGGCAGCCGAGCGCATGTGATCAGGCCGCGCACCGCGAAAGCGTTGCGGTTCGAGATCGGCGGCCGGACGGTGTTCGCGAAAATGGTGCGCCACCCGGGCGTGAAGGCCCGCCCGTTCCTGCGGAACGCCGCCCTGCGGGTCATCGCCCAGGACACTCAGGGCTGACATCCAGCCGTGCACGGCTGAACGCCATTCTGCGGGCATGACTACCGCCTCGGAACCCATCACCGCTGTCACCCCACAAACGGCCACTGTGGCCGCTGCTGGAGCCGTCCCTGCCGCCCCGCTGCCAGATGCGCCTGCCGACGACGTCTCTCCCCCGCGACGGCGTCCGCCGAACCGGCTGCGGCCGAGCCCGCCGAACCGGTGCTGACCCCCGCCGACCTCCCGGCACTTCCAGACGGCACTACTGCCGTCGACAGCGACAAGTGGACCAACCCAGACGACTGGAAATACGACTGGCTCGACTACCGAGGCGACCGACTCGCGGTCCGCATCCCCAAGATGAACGCCATACGATCCGTGATGAATACCCCCACTTCCGGCCGGAGGCACGCAACGCCCACATAGCATCGTTCTGGCTCAAGACCGGCAAGGACGGCACCAAAACGGCCAATCACATTTCAGTCGAGAGCTTCGAACGGGTCAACAGCCGCATGCAAGACGCCGACGACGTCGAGTACGCCGATGTCCCCGCCGAATTCGAAGGCGACGCGTTCAGCGAGATCATGAAAATACTGTTTGATCTGGGCGCCGAACGAATCAAGAGAGACGCCGAGGCACTCGCTGAAGTCGTGAGCTGAGCACCCCCGCTGGCTAGCTTGAGCCGGTGACCTCGCCAGTCGGCAGCATCCGGGTCGATCTGACGATCGATGGAACCTCGGCGCCGAAAGAACTGAACGATGCGGTCCAGAAGGGCCTCAAGCCAACGGTCGATGCCGTCTCAAAGACCGGTTCAGCCGCCGGTTCTGGATTCATCAAGGAACTTTCGGCGGCCATCGACAGTGGAGCATCTGGAGCCACGTCGAAACTGGCCTCACATCTGACTGGCTCCGCGGCCAGCGGCATCGCCAAGGTGGGTGGAAGTCTCGGCTCGGAGTTCATGACCGGCTTGACGTCCGCGATTTCAAGCGGCGGAACCGGCGTAGGTAGCGCTCTTGGTGGCGTGACTGAGGCGCTCGGAGGTATCGAGAGCAAGGCAGCGCTAATGGCTGCCGGCGTAGGGTTGTCACTCGCTGGAATTGCGATTGGTGCGGTCAAAGTTGGTGAGGCGCTATACGGCGTGGGGAAGCGTTTCGACGCGATCTACGACGGCATCGCAGCCCGTACGGGGGCGACCGACGATCAAATGGGTCAGCTCAAACAATCCGTGCAAGAAGTTGGAAACACCACCGCGTCATCACTGGAGAGTATCGGCGACGTCGTCGGTCGCGTGTCTCAAACCATCCACTTGACCGGAGATCAACTCGACACCGTATCGAAGCAGATCCTCGACTTCCAGCGAATGACCGGTGAGGGCTTCGACATCGGTGGACTGAAAGATGTACTGCGAGCCTTCGATATCGATAGCTCCCAGGCATCTGACGTGGTGAACAAACTGGCGAAAGTGTTCCAAGACACTGGGATGCCGGTCAACCAACTCGAGCAGTCCTTGGCCGCTACCGCGACGGCGGCGAAATCTCTCGGCCTCGATTTCGATCAGACTGCTGGCCTGATCGTTAGCTTCGACGAGGCTGGAATCAGTAGCGTCCGAACGTACGAGGCACTCTCCACCGCGGCGAAGGTGTTTGCCGACAAGAACATCGACTTGAAGACCGGCCTCGGTGACACGATCACTCAGCTGAGGGGATTTGTAGATTCCGGCAACGACGCTGCAGCGATTGACCTAGCGGGCAAGGTATTCGGCGAGAGAAGTGCGCAAAAGTTCGTCGATCTGATTCGCGAAGGCAAGCTGACGGTCGACAGCCTCAATCAGGGCCTAGGGCACACCGGCGACACAATTGGCGACGCAAACAAGAAAACTGCTGACCTGGCGGAGAACTGGCAAATCTTCAAGAACCGCATCTCAGATGCGGCCGAAACCGCCGGCGGCCCGCTCTTCGACGCCTTCAACAAAGTGCTGGGTGTGGTCAACGACATCATCGCCAAGCCAATTGAGATGCCGCAGGGACCTTCGGGACCGCTGCCCAAGGGTTATGCGCCGCCGTCGGTTGGCTCCCTGCTAGTCCCGGGCTACACGCCCGCACCTGGCGCCCCGGGAGGACCCCCTCCTGCAACGGCTACTCCTGCGCAGGGCGGCCCATCGTTGCAGGACTTGTACCCGGCATTGGGGCCATTGGCGCCACCTCCACCCCCTGGTGGATGGCCAGCTGCGCCTCCGCCACAGGACATCGCTGGCGCAGTCAATGCGAAGCCGCAGACCGACGCCGACCGCAAGAAGCAGATCGAAGCCCAGTTCCCGCTCGAGCAGTTCCTAAACCAGCAGCCGGGCGCGCCCGGACAGCCGCCGATGCAGGTGACGGTCACCAATGCAATGCCAGGTATCACCGCGCCGATGCCTAGCGGTGTCCCATTCCTCGGCCCCGGTGTGGCGCCCGCGAGCTTGCCTGAGGGGTTTGCCTCACCGTCGCATCTGACGCCGCTGGCTGAGCAGCTGAATCGTATTGTGTCGGCCCAATTCCCGCAGATCGCCCAGACAGGAGGCATAGGCGGGTGGCGAGCCCATGACCCGTTCCCTGACCATCCGAGCGGGCGGGCCCTGGACATCATGGTCGGCAACAATCGGGCTCTCGGCGAGCAGATCAACCAGTTCCTTCAAGCCAACGCGGCCCAGCTCGGCATCCAGTACACGCTCTGGCAGCAGCAGACGTGGAATCCAGGTCAGGGCCCGAAGCCGATGGAAGACCGCGGCTCGCCGACCGCCAACCACATGGATCACGTGCACGCCTACGTCCAGGACGGCAAGGGTGGCCTGTTGCCAGTTCTCGACGGGTTGTCGGTGCCGAGCACGCTCGGTCAGAACATGTACGCCACCAGCGGGCCTCTGCAGATCAACCCGTTCACCGGCCAGCAAGGCTACTTCCAGGTCGACCAGCAAGCTGTGTGGGAAGCGACGAACGCCCGCGACAAAGCCAACTTCGAATTCGCCAAAGCATCACGCGAATACGCCATCGTGCAAGAGGAAGCGAAGCAGAACCTCGCCACCGAATCCGATGTGATTGAGGCGTGGCAGAAGGTCGTCGACGCCCAGAACGGGGTCACGAAGGCGAACGCCGACCTGGCCGAGAAGCAGCGCGGCGGATTCAAGACAGCCCAGCCGTTCGACTACAGCAAACTGCCCTATGGTGATCCGCGCCGCGTCATGGCCGGCATACTCGGCGGCATCGGCGTCACCACAGGGGACATCGGCGCGATCCTCGGCGCGGCGGGCGGCCCGATCGGCGACACCTTCGGCGGTATCGCCTCCGATGTCGCCGGCTTCCCTCTCCCGGGCCCGATGGGCTATCCCGGCACCCCGACAGCGCCCAGCACCGACCTGAATCAGTTGGCGACCGAACGCAACCCACTGTTCCTGGCGCAGGCATCCGGATTCAACGTGCCGGACTACAGCCGTCAGGGAGGCGGGCCCAACGCCCAGAATCTGCTCCTCAACGGTGGCCCACCCAACGACGCGATGGGACGCATCTACTCCGACACGGCCGCGTTGATCGACCGCACGTTTACCAACCTCGATGCCGCGGAGAAGGCCCGCCATGACCAGGTGATGGCGGTGCTGAACGAAGTGCGGGACAAGCTATCCAAAGACGTGTTGGCCCCGGTGGTGAAGCAGGGTGTGGCCGACGGCATGGGGGCGATGGGCGATGGTGTCACTGCGGCGATCGGCGCGTCGATGGGTCAGGCCGCGGCACCGCCCATCGCGTCGGCGGTGGCCTCCGCCATCCCGTCGAGCAGCGGAGGAGGCGGCGGCGGAAACCCGGGCGCCGCCCTGGTGAACACCGCGGCGCTCGGCGCCGCCAACATTGGTCAAGCCGCCATGTCGGTCAACTCCGGCGGCTTCCACAGCTTCGACTTCGGCCAGTCCGGTGTGTTCGCCCCCCTTCCGATCGGGAGGGGGCCACTGGGCAATCTGTACGACGAAGGTGGCTTGTGGCCGTCAGGCACGTTTGGCACCAACCTGTCCGGCGCTGACGAACGCGTCCTCGACCCCGAACAGACCCGCCTGTTCGACGCCGGCCTGTTGGGCGGCTGGAATCTGCAACCACTGCAGCAGCACCAGGCCACCGTCTCCGGGGTGGATGTGTCATCGACGGTGGGCGCCGACTGGTTCGGGGTGTCGCAGGTGCCGATCATCGGCGCCATCGTCAACCTCCTCGTGGCGGTTCTCCTCAAGGTCATCGGTGTGCAGGTGCAGGCCCGCGACACCCTCAACGAAATCTCCAACGACTTCCGCGACTTCCGTGGCGATTTCAAAGCATTCGACGCCGCCGGCCGCTTGATGAATGACACCAGCGGACTCGTCGACCGCACTACCTCCAACGAGCAGACCGCCGCCGACGAACGCATCCGCATCATGAAGCAGGTACTTGAGGGGCTGCTTAAGTTCATCATCGAGAAGATCATCGTGCCGATCGCGAAAGCGGTTGCCAACTCGTTGATTAACATCGGCTCCCAGCTGGTGTCGGGGGCGATTTCCGGCGGTATGGGGGCGGCGTTCCCGGGCGGGTCGGTGGTGGGCGGCATCATCGGCAGCGCGGCATCCTCAGCGATCCAGGCGGCGGGCTCGGCCACCGTCGACATCGTCGCCGAGGTGGGCACCATCCTGGCGGAGTCGTTGATCAACGTCGGCCTGGACGCGATCGGGTCGTTGTTCCAGTCGTACCTGCCGGATTTGTCGAACTTGTTCTTCGGCGGCGGGTTGGCGGCGGCCATCATCGACCCGATCAGCCAGGGCCTGACGGGAATGCTCGGCGGTGTGACGATGGCGCTCGGCGGCTTGGTCGGCGGGCTGGCGTCGCTGATTCCGGGCCTACCGTTCGATGACGGCGGCGTCGCCACCGGTATCGGATTGATGGCCAAGAAGACGATCCAGCCGGAGCGAGTCCTGTCACCGGGCCAGACGGCAGCATTCGAGGAACTTCCGGGTGAACTGCGGGCACTGGTGGGGGCACTGCAATCGAACAGCCTAGGGGGCGCGCCGATTGATGTCGGCGGAATCCATATCCACGCGCAGCAGCAGAGCACGCTCCAGATCGCCCGTGACGTCTCCGACTACCTGATGCGTAAGCGGAACTAGGAAGGGAGGCAACGCAATGCCGTACCGTGGTTGGTTCTCCCTGAATGGGCGGGAATTCGTCAACTCCTCGCGCACCGCCGCGCACATGGGCCGCGACATCCCGCTGTCGGATGACATCTTCACCGGCGCCAGCGGCCACACCTTCGCCCTCGTCGAGGACCCGCCAGGATCCGGACTGTATATCCCCGCCCCGCCGATCGGCGGAGCGGAGGACGGCCTCTACGATCCCGGCGATCTGCCCGGCTACGGCCTGTACCTGACCGAAGGGTCTGAATGCAGCCTGCCGGAGAACCCCGACCACCCCGGCTTGTACGTCATCCCGGAGGGCACCGAAGAGGTCAGCCCCGGCCTGTTCCGCCCGCCCCGCGGCGCCCGCCGCTACGGGCCCGGCCTCTACCAGGTGGGTGACTGCTGGGGGCCGGCTGAAATCTGCCTGTCATGCTCAGCGACCGTCCAGTACGACGACACTTGGCCCGGCCTGGCTGAGTTCCTCGGCGATGGACCGTACCGGCCGGAGTTGGCGCCCTGGTACAGCACTGAACTGCCCGAGTCGGGGGAGTTCGGCGGCGTGTGGATGCTGGATGTCCAGGGCTTCGACAACGCCCCGGTAGCGCGTCCCATCACCGAGACGGTCGGGTCTGGTGGGGTGGCGGGCCCGCACCGCGACGCCAGCCGCGTCTTGACCTTCGACGCGCTGCTGATCGGCTGCACAAACGCCGGCGTCGAGTACGGGCTGGACTGGCTGACGTGCCTGCTGCGGGCGACCGTCAACAGCACTACCCACCGGCTGCGGTATCTCAACGCCCACCCGGGCGACTCGCAGGCCGACCCGGCTACGTTGGTGCGGGAACTCCACGGCGTGGTCCTCACACAGGCCCCGACGGTGAAAGAGAAGATCCTCACCGGCTCGGATCAGAACCGGCAAGCCAACGTCTACCGGATCACCTGGGAGTTGACCGCCACCAACCCGTACGCGCACCTGCCCGCCGTTGATGTCGTTGTCGACTGGGATTCGATTGTCCGGCAACCGATCAACTGGATTCACGCCGCAGACTGCCACAAACCGGAGACATGCGACCCGATGCCTGTCATGTTCTCCACCGAGTGTGTGCCTGAGGAGATCCCGATCGTCAACTCACCGCCACCGGTCTGCGGCGGCTGCATGCCGGTCGGGGGGATCGACAAGTACAGCTTCCAGGTGCCCACGATGGATTACGCGTTCCGCTGCCGCGACACCACCGTCTCGATGGTGATCACCAACACCGGTGAGCGGCCGTTGACGTTGCAGGCGTTCTGGCGGGTGTGCGGCACCGACGTGCGGTGTGAAGACAACCAATTCCCTTTGCAGGTGACAGGCTTGCCGGCGGGTGCGCAACTGTATCTCGATGGTGTCAGCGGCCGGTATTGGGCGTTCTACGATGAGCGGATCCGCCGGCCCGTCGGGGTGGTGGCCACACCCAACGGGGCGCCGTGGCGGCCACCGGTGATCGACCGAACCACATGCTGGGACTTCATCATCCAGACAGCCTCCTACTCCGATCTGGACGTGTCGATGACGCTGATCGATCGGGAGTCCTGATGCCGGTCCTGCCGGACAAGCAGATGGTGTCGCTGCGCACCTGGCGGGGTGTGCAGCTTTACCAATTCCTGCCCGACTACGGGCAACTGATCGACTTGTCGTGGTCTCTGGAATCCCGTGACGTGTCGACCTGCCGCCTCACCATCCCCACCCCGCTGGCGGTGGATGGCGGGTTGCCGCAGATACAGCCGTGGCTGCATTGGATCGACGTGTGGGACGGCGAAGGGCAGAAATTGTTGTGGAGCGGTCCGATTCAACGGGCCGCGCTCGGCTGGCAAACCACCGTGATCACAGCGAAGGACATCGGCGCCCTCTACACGCGGACACGCTGCCCGATCACGAAACGCTGGGATGCCACCGATCCGGCCGCGATCGCCCACGAGCTCGTGAACGCGATGATCGGCCTGCACAACGTGAATGTGGCGCCCATCGTGCGGTTCGATCCGTTCGGCGACAAATTCGACTATGCGGTGACCGCTGACGCCGCCATGCTCGACACCCACATCAGCGAACTGGTCAACCTGGGCCTGTTCTGGACTGTCGTCGGCGGTGTCCCCATGCTGGGTCCGCGGTCGAGGAAACCTGTTGCGGCGCTGTCGGAAACCGACTTCATGAACAGTGACGGCATCACCCTTGACCGGGACGGCTCCAGCACCTTCAACGATGTGCTGCTGTTGTCGGGCACCGACAAGTCCCGCTCGCGCGTCGAGATGGGCGGTTTGAATCTGCAAACGATATTCCACTCCGACACCACCACAGGAGTGTCGAATACCGACCGGGCGACGAAGGCGAGCGCCCGCTACGTGTCCCGCTTCCACGACACCATCAGCCTCCCCGATAACGCGGTGCTACACCCGTCAGCGCCAGTCAGTATCGATGAGCTGCTGCCGTCGGCGCGGATGACGATCGAAGCGTTCGGCATGCTGATTCCCGTCGAGCTCACCGGGATCGACGTGTCCTACACACCTGACACCTCCGCCGTCAGCATCCGGATCGCCGCGGTGGACGATGAACTACCCGAGCTGATCACCTTGCAACGCAAGAACTCCATCAGCGGGCTCGGCCAGGGGGTCGGATCGTGACACACCCGATGCAGCCGCCGCCGGACGTCGCGTCCTGGTTAAAGCAGATGGAAGACCGCATCCTCAAGATCGAGCGGTCCCGCACGTTGCGGGCCGGGGCGTGGGTGTTCTCCGACCAAGGCGAGAGCCTGATCGTCACACGGCCCGGCATGGACAACCTGACCGTCGGTGACGAGCCTGTCGCCCCGATCGTCGCCGACCTCACCCGCGGCTACGTCACCGCCAACCAGGTGGCCACCACCGTCAAGGGTGAGAGCAGCGGCGCCGCCTCTATCCTCGACCAGGCAGCTCAACTGGTCCACACGAAGTGGGACGAGCTGCTGGCCGCGGGGGTGAACATCCAAGCCGGCATCGACGGCTTGGCGAACGCACTCTCCGGCATCTTCAACTTCGGCCGGCCGCAGGAAGACGCCAACCAGGCTGTAGCGGATCAGGCCGCCGCCACACTGGCGTTGCAGAACGCTGTCGCCGCATTGCTGGCCAACTCCTCGGCAGGGGCCAACGGCGGCAAGTCGTATCTCTACGACTTCTCCTCGATGCCCGACTCGTCGAGCCTTCCACCGGAATTCACAGCGACGTTCAGTGGGCCCGGCAGCCGCGGGTATGGGATCAGCGGTGGGAAAGCAACATGGTTGGGCGCCAACACCGACAGCCGGAAAGTCGAATACCTTCACAACGCCGGTGACACCGACAGCGACTACCAGATCGTCGGCGGCGTGTTCTCCACCCCGCCCGGCGCGGACATCGACTACCAGCTGTTCGGCGTCGTCTATTGGTCGTTCTCGCAGCACACGCTGCGCGGCCGGGAGAACGCGGCGGGTGACACGTTCATCGAAGCAGAGTTCGGCACCGTCACCTCCGGGTGGGGAACCTCCCTGCCGGGCAATACGGTGCTGCGGTTGTCCTGTGTTGTCGCCGGCACCAGGACGGTGTTCAAAACGGAGACAGTGAATTTCAAGGCGAATACCCCCTACTACCTCGAATGCGGCGGCGGCGGCGGACTGCGCGTCTACCGGGTGCTCGAGGGTGCGGCGATGACCCCGGTGCTGACCCACACGGAGGTGGGTACCACCAGCCAGCTCGGCGCTGGATATCGCGGTGGCGGTGGGTCGTCGCAGCATGTCCATACCACCTACGTCTATGGCGCGACCGTCGACCAGTACGCCACCGGCTCCCCGCTGGCGGGATTCCTCCTGCGGGACAACACCACCGCCGCCGTCGTGGGTAGCACCGGCCGCGCCTACCGGTCATCGACCAGCGGCGTCACCACATCGGGCACACCGACAACACTGTCGGCCAGCACCATCGACACCGTCGACTACATCACCGACGATCTCGACTACGATCCGGCGACCAACACGTTCACGGTGTCCAAGACCCGCACCTATGTCGTGACCCTGCGCATCGGGGTGGCGTCACCCGGGTTGTCGACCATCCAGCCCGTCGTCTATGTCAACGGGACGCCGCGGCGGTCGGGTGGAGACTTCTCGGGGGCCGCATCGGTGTCGGTGACGATACCGCTGCAAGCCGGCGATACCGTCGCCGCGGGCTTGAACTTGATCGGCGGATCACCGGTGGACGTCATCGGTGACGCCGGCGGCACGTTGACCGCGTTCGAAATCCTGTCCATCCCACCGAACTGAGGAACGATTCCCGATGACCGATGTGCTCAACGATTCCCCCGACATCATCGCCGCGACAGCTGCGGCGGTCAGCGATCAGCTCGCCGAGATCGTGGCAGCAGCCGGCAGTAACCCCGTGCCGGCAGAGCAGGTCGTGACGGCCGTGGTGGCGGCCTACAACCATGTCGGCGCCGGCGACCCCGTCGGGACGATCCGACGGGACCCCATCACCGACTCGACAGCCTTCCGCGTCCTGGTCGGCGGCGTGGCAAAGTGGTCCGTCACCGACGGGCAGACCGGCGCCCACCACTACGACATGGGGCACATCGACTGGCCGATCTATCCGCCGGTCAGCACCCCGGATTCGTAGCCTCACCGCGTGGCGTACGACCCGCTGGACTTCACCGAGCCGAACGTCTGCGTTGACGAGAACCTCACCAGCGATGACGCCGGCATGCTCACCATGCAGCCGTGGGCGGTGCCACGCCTCGTTGCTGACGTGCGAGCACTGTCCGGTGGCGACGGGGCACTGTTCCCTGAGCAGGCACTGCCCGGGAAACTGCTGATCGACCGCAAGGTGGGGTGGCGCAGCGACAGCCCGTTGGAATCGATGGTGCTGCTGCGCGTCACCCGGGCATCACGGTCGTGGATCACCTCGAACCCGAACGCCATCCAGTTCCGGGATCGATGGACCTACACCATCGACCCTGACGACATCACCCCCACGACACCGATCGCCACCGGCATCTACAACAGCCAAGTGGGGTCGGCGATCGACCTCGGCACCAACTCGGTGGCCGAACCGAACCCGGGCCGCCAATGGGTGTGGTCGGATGTCAACTGCGTCGACGAATGGTTAGGGCCCGTCCCGCCCGGGGAGAAGCTGAACATCTGGTATCGGGCCTACGTGTGGACTCCGCCGCCGTTCTCCGACAACGCGAACAAGAACGCCCCCCTGCACCGGGCTAACGCCGGTTGGGTGCGGCTGCAGCTGATCGCGTTCCCCACCCAAGGGACTCTGGTGGCCGGCTGATGGTGTGCAAAGACTGCGGGGCCCGCATCAACCAGCAGCACGGCGTCTACCGGCATCTGCTGCCCACCCTGGACGACAACCACCAGGCGGCGCCGCGATGAGCGTGAAACTGTGCACCAGCGAGGGAATGTTGTCCACCGTGAGGGGACTGGGGTTCTCCCGCGCGTTCTTTCCCCGGATCGTCGCCGAGGCGTTCCTGGAGTCCACCAAGGACGGGGAGATCAAACGCTCACCCGATCCGGTCACGATGATCGACGGCGACCTGAGTTGGACCAACAACACCGCCGATCCGCAGTTCGTGTTCGTTCAGGTGATCCGGGCCGCCCGGTCGATCGTGGCGCAATCTCCCGGCACGGTGGTGATCACCGACGCGACCAGCCACGCTGTGGGGGCCAGCCCGACCGCCGATTTCCCGTCGGTGTGGCAGGACACCTGCGGCGGGAAGCTGCAAACGAACCGATCGTCCACGGCGGCTGCTGATCTCGGCTACTGCCGCCAGTTCTACGACTTCGACTCCTCCCAAGCGTGGGTGACGGTCGGCCGTGTCGACCCGATGGAGGCACTGCACTTCCGATACCTGTCGGCGGTCCAAACCCCGGGGGTGTGGACCACGCCGAGCGAGTTCGAACCCCGCTGGGAAGCGCACGCCCGTTACGCCCGCTTGATCGCCATCGCCACACCGATAGGGGACGTGACGTGAGTTTCAGTGACCAGTTCGCGGTGATCGGCGATGGGGTGGGGCCGGCGCCGTGGATGCAGTGGCGGCTGGCCGCGTCGGAATCAGCGGCGTCGGTGTCGAAGAGCTACGACCCGTCGGACGGGTGGGCGAAGAACGATCTGCTGCAGACGGTTCAGGTGTCGTGGACGAACGACACCCCCACCACTCAGTGGGTGTACGGCATGGTGTCGAAGTCGGGGTCTCAGGTGACGTTGCAATGCCGGTCCCGCGGCTACCTCGACACCCGGCACGGCTACCAGATCGACGGGGACCCCGACGATGTCGTCACGTCAGGGGTGTCGAAGTTCGGGGTAGGGTCCGACCTCGGCAACGGTGGCCTGTTGGCGTTGGGCGGGGCGTACGGCATTTCGGAGATCCGCCAGCACTCGATGACCGCCCCGTTCATGCCGCACATCACCGGCTGGTTCCCCGTCGCGGCAGGGGCAACGTTCCACGCCCGGATAGAGGTGTGGTTCGTCTCCGAGTTCTGGGAGAACACCCAGATCGACGGCGGCGACGCGGATACCGAGTCGAAAGTCATCACCGGCGACATCCAGCTCGACTTGTTCGCCATCCCGGCGGCGGTGACGCCGCCGCCGCGGTCGACTCCCTCCCTCGCAGGCGGGGCGGGCAACATCACCCACGCGGTGGGATTCAACAACATCGTGTCGGGCACCCAGACGGAGGTGGACGTGCCAGCCGGCCTGACCGCCGGCGACATCTTGATTGCGGTGGTGGCCAACCAGTTCGGCCTGGGCGGCGACATCAACCCGGTGCAGTCCGGGTGGGTGTTGCTCCACAGCCGCAACGACGACCCCTCCGGGTGGGAAGACGTCCACATGAAGATCTGGGTGCGTCCGATCGTCGGCGGAGAACCGGCAACGTACTCTTTCACCAACGGGCTGTTCGCCGAGGAGACGGTGCTGCTGGTGGGGGTACGGGACGCCGCCCCGTACGAGCCGGATATCGAAAGCTGGTACGTCGCTTCGTCGCTGTCGCGGTGGCGGATCGTGGAAGACCACATCGCACCGTCGATCAACCGGGCCGGGCAACTGCTGCTGGCGGTGTCGTATGTGGCGACGTCGTTCGTCGAGTCCGCGCTGGAAGGGCCGTTGACGCAGACACCGCCCGACGGGATGACGGAGGCGGTCGACCTGTCGAACAGCAACAGTGCGCTGGCGTTGGCCTACATGGTGGACCCACCGCGCCCGACGGGTGACCGGGCGTTCGCCTTGAACTACGTCCCGTACTTCACGGGCCATTCGATTTGCGCCGCGATCCTGATCCCGGGTGCCCAGCCCGGTGTTTGAGCCGCCGGCCGGCTATCTCGACATGCTGGGGGACGCGGAGACGGGGCCCTTCAGTGACCGGTGGGTGGATCTCGCTGTGCCTGACGTCGGGGTGGTGGTGGCGCGCCGGCCGCGGCCGGCGGCGATCGCGTGGCTGGCGATGTCGGTCAACGAGGATGCCACACCGCTCGAGCGGTCCGAGTTCTCGGCCCGGTTCACCCAATCGCATATCGGCGTCGGGGAGTGGGAGCGGCTCAATACCGCCATGATGGACGACGGGGCGCCGGAGGACGCGATCGAGCTCGTCACCCGCGCACTGGCCACCTGGGGCACCGCGCGACCCCATCAGACGGTGCTGAATTTGGCGTTGAACACCGCATACCTGTGGCGCACGATCCGGCTCCAGTTCGTGCTGGCCGGCCACCGGGATCCGATGGATTTGCCGCACATGCACATCGTGTTGGATGCCACCGAGAAGTTGCTGGTGGAGTCGACGACCGACGAGGAGACACGCGACGCCCTGTACGGCCGTTTGTATCCGCCGCCGCCGGCGGAAGTGCGTGTGGTGAACGGGAAACGGAAGCTGGCGAAGCCGCCACCAGGGTTCTCGCCGGAGGAGATGGCGGCGTCGTGGCGGGCGTGGACGTCGGCTCAGACTGCAGGGTGACGGTCTACCTTCTGGCCTGTGGCTGACCCGATCTTCATCGCCTACGACCCCAGCGCGGATCCGGGTAAACGGCTGCCGCCGGAGGTGCGCGACGAGGTCGCGCTGGTCGCCCCGAGCGCCGTCGTCGACGGGTCCATCACCGAGGCGAAGCTGAAAGACGAAGCCGTCACGGAACCCAAGTTGGGGCCCGGCGCGGTGACGAGCTCGAAGATCGCCACCAACGGTGTGGAGACCGCCAATATCAAGGGCGGAGCCGTCACCACCGCGAAACTCGCCGACGAAGCCGTCACCCCGCCGAAGTGCGGTACCGGGGTGATGACGATGAAAGACGTTGCCGGCAACGACATCGACGCGCACGGTGTCCGTATGACCGAGACGGAGTACGCGGCCCTCGTATCACCGGACCCGAACACCTTCTACTTCCTGTCAAGCTGATGCCGCTCTACCACGGCACCACCCTCATCACCGACATCCGGCACGGCGCCACCCCCATCACCGAGGTGCGCCACGGCGACGAGCAGGTGTGGGCGCGGTCGGTGACCCGCGACAACTTCGACCGCGACGACGCCGCCACCCTCGGCGGGAACTGGACCGACCACGGGCCGTCCAGCGACTACAAGATGGGCATCGAGAACGGGGCCGCCCGAATCCAGATCCCCGAAGGGTTGGTCGGCGGGTTCTTCGACCTGCGGACTTCCCGGATGCGGTTCAACGCCGCCACAGCGCACGCTGACGACGGATACGTGGAGTGCCGGCCGTCCAGCATGGGCAGCAGCGGATCGCTGCTCAATGGGGCGCTGACGGGGTTTGTGACGCAGGTGTTCGGCCGCTTGTCCAACAGTGCGTTCAGTCACGGGATGGGCATCGAGCTCAACGCTGGGCACGCGTCGATCGTGCGGCTGGTGTCGGGGACGTTCGCTGTCGTCAAGGATGGCGGCACGTTCGTGGCGGGCAACCGGCTGCGCCTGGTGTACGTCGGCAATCTGCACCGCCTGTACCGCAACGGATACCAGCTGTGCGAGTGGAACGACAGCGGCGCGACCGCGTCGAAGGGGTTGGGATACCGGTCGCTGGGTGTGGTGGGGCAGGGAGGTAAGGATGTGTTGGGTCCCCGCCGGTTCAGCCCCGCCCTGGACTACGTCCTGATGGGCTAGCGGCTGCACGCCGCGACCGTAATTTGCGGCGTGTGGCGACCGAAGATGAGCGGCTGATCTCCATTGATCCCACCGATCCCGTTGGGGAGCGGTTGCCGCAGTCAGCGCGGGATGAGGTTGTGGCCGTCGTGGGAATGCGGTGGCGTGGAGTCTGGCAGTCGGGTCTCGACTATTCAGTCAGCGATGTCGTGCAGTATGAGGGCTCGCAGTATCGGTGCCGCACAGATCACACCTTGAATGTGCCTGACGGTTCTTCGGATTGGGAGTTGACTTCGCAGGGGTTGGCTCTCGCCGACGACGTCGGCTATGACATCGTTCTGATTGTCGGGCAGTCGAATGCGGTCGGATATGTGACGGGCGTTAGCCCGATCAACACGACATATCTGGATCCGGCCAATGAGCGAATCATGCAGTGGCCCAGCAGCGGCGACTACTACGGCCTCGGTCGGCCGGTGCAGGCCGTGGATCCGCTGTTCCACGTGCTGGCCCAAACGGGCACGGTGGGGCCGGGGATGCCGTTTGCTCGGGAACTGCTGCGGCGTACGAAGCCGAATCGGAAGATTCTGCTGGTGCCGGCGGCGCGCGGGTCGACCGGATTTACCACGACGTCACTGGAATCCCCCCCGGCTGGCTACCACACCATCTCTGGTGCCGGCGGCTGGGACCCGTCCGGCGATCAGGGCGGCATCAATCTGTACGAGTTCGCGATCGCACAGGCGAACGCGGCAATCGCCAGCACGCCGAACAATCGGGTCATCGCCTGCATCTGGGTCCAGGGCGAAGCCGACGCCGCCTACATGACGCAGTCGGAGTACGCGGCCAAGCTCGACGAGCTGATCGACGGCTTCCGATCACGCATCACCGGCGCGGAGAACATGCCGTTCATCATCGGCCAGATGGTTCCCGAGCGGATCAAGATTTCCAGCACCTACCCGAATATCAACGCCGCCCACGTAGACACCCCACGACGAAAGCTGTTGACCGCGTTCAACTACGGCGCGGTGGGCCATTACGACGGCCTGTCAACCCCGCTGCACTACGACAACGAAGGCCAGCGCATCAACGGCATGGCCATGATCGGGGCGCTCGACCTGGCGTTGGCGAACAAGCTCGGCACCGACCCCGTCACACCCGGCGCTGTTTCCCTCACACAGGTGAGCACGGCGGTCAAGGCGTCATGGGTGCGCACCGCCGGCCGGGTGACGGATTACAACGTGCGATACCGCGTCAATGCAGGAGCGTGGACGGCGCTGACCCGGGCGCAATCGCTCGACGCCGCCGCCACCATCTCCGGGATGACGCTGGGCAACACCGTCGATGTGCAGGTGCAGGCCGTCAACGAAGAGGGCGTCAGCGGGTGGACCGATTCGGCGACTATCGCCCTGGTGAAGCTGCCCGGGCAGGCGACACTCGCGCTGGGCTCGCCTACCGCATACACCATTCCCTACACCATCACCGCGCCGACTGCGGATGGCTCACATGGGGCCGCGACTTCGTACCTGATCGAGTACAAGCTGCACGCTGATTCGTCATGGACCCCGTTCGCCACGGTGACGGAGTTGACCGGATCGGTGACGGGACTGACGGATTCGACGCAATACGATGTGCGGGCGACGGCCATCAACGCGGCTGGTTCTGGTTCGGCGAGCACCACCCAAACGGTCTACACCGCCGCCCCAACACCGTTGATTGACGCAGTTGGAGTCTCCGCGTATCGCGCCTGGGCAGTTCGAAAGTTGCGAAGCGCATACGCGGGGTCGGCGATCCGGGTGCGCTACACCGACAACAGCGAAGCGGACATCGGCTTCGCCACCGGGACCAACAACCTCGACACCGCAGCGCTACTTGCGGGTGCCGCCGCGCACGGCGGAAGCGCGTGGATCAAGACGTGGTACGACCAGTCCGGCAATGGCCGCGACGTCACCCAATCGACGGCGGCCAGCCAAGCGCGGATCGTCAACGCCGGAGTTCTCGATGTGAAGAACACGCGCCCGTCACCGGTGTTCGCATCATCGATCTACCTCGACACTACGAATCTTGGCCTCTACTCGGCAGGGGCGGCGTCGGCGCTGGCGGTGTACTCGTCGACGAAGGGCTCGAACCTCGGCCTGGCGGTCGAGCGTGGCTCCGATCCGGCCTACAACCTGATTGGCATCCACAAGTCGGACGGGACCCTGTCGATCCAGATCCGCGACGATACCCAGGCGGGCATGGTGGCCACCACCGGTCAGGTGCTACCCGATGCAACCCTGGTGCAGGTGTCCGCTGTCGACACGGGGACGGTGGCCACGAACTGGATCAACGGCATTCAGTGTGGGACGGCCGCCTACACCCGATCGGGGCACACGATGTCGGAAACCACCACCCACGTCCTGGGCGGTGCAACCACGTCCGGGTCGTTCCTCAACGGCACCATGTCGGAACTGATCGAATGGACAGCGGCGCTGGACGACACACAGCGGGCCGCCGGTGCCGCTAATCAGAAGGCGTACTACGGGACTGCGTAGGCCCCTCGCCGAAATCGACGGCAGTGGAGTCGTAATTCCAGTGGTAGTCACTCTGGCAATCGCAGGCGTCGGTCGACCACCCGTTGCTGTCCTCAACATGCCCGCAATGCTGGCGCGGCCCATCCAGTCCACAACTGTGCCTGCACGACGGGCAGCGATCCGGGTTGACGTCCGGATTTCGCCAATGCCGGTAGGCGGCGGCGAGGAGCACCGCCCACATGGCGCCACCGATCAGCAGCAGACCGGGGTAATCCCCAAATCCGGCCGCAAGTTCGACGGCCGGACGATCGGCGATCGCTGACTGGAGGACCGGGACCGCCTCATCGGCCCGATCGGAACCACTAGCCAGTAGCGCCGCGGCGGCGAATCCCGCGAAACAGACGCCAGCCCACAATTGCCCAGCCACGCAACTCCCCGAAATAAACCACTCTGGTCAGCTCTTGGAGGCTAGGTGGGTCTAGCTCAAACGTCGCGCGTAGTCGACTACTCTAATTGGCCCACAGCAAATTATTGATTCTTGGATGCGGCGCAGTGGCTGCACCCGCTGCTCATACCGTGTGCGTTTGTGGCCGAGCAACCTACCCGGGCGAATGTTGAAGCGGCGAAGGCGTTCTTCCGGCCGCGGTTCGGCGACCCGTACGTGTACGCGGGGGCGTTGTCGCCGACGAACGTCAAGCAGGGCACGGACTGTTCGGAGGCGGTGCAGACTGCCGCCGAGTTGGTGCTGGGTCGGTATGTGCCCGGTCGGCAGTTCGAGGGTGCGACCACCGAGAGCTATCGGATCTACCCGGACGGCAGGCTGATCCCGATCGGGGGTGTGGGTCCGTTCGGCACGATCCGTGTCGCATCCCCGCGGGACATTCCCGCCGACGCGCCGTTGAAGATCGCGCTGCATCATGGCGGCGGCGGCCCAGATTCGCACATGTGGTGCGAGGTTGACGGGATGCGCATCGAATCCCGCGGCGGTGGCGTCGGTTTGATCACGCAGCCCCAGGCGAAGGCGATCGACGACCCGTACGCCAACGCGTGGTGCTATCTCCCCGGCCCGATCATCGAGGACGGCACAGCGCCGACTATCGCCGAGCCTGCCGACACTCTCTACGCCGACGTGTCCGAGTGGCAGAAGCCAGTCGACGACTCCTATCCGTATCGGGTGATCTGCATCCGCTCCAACGACGGCACACACCGCGACACCAAGTGGGCGACCAACTACGCCTGGTGCAGACGCGCCGCTGACACCGGCCGCATCGCGTTCTTCATCGTCTACTTCGTCTACCGGCCGGGTGTCGACAGCGTCGCCGTCCACAAAGCGATGGTCGGTGACCCGCACCCGAAGATGGCGGTGATGGTCGACGTCGAGTCCTGGGGCGGCCAGATCCGCGGCGACCAGTCGGCCGGCATCAACGCCACCATCGACACGTTGGCCGCGTGGTTGGGCGACCGCCGCCGGATCATCGGCTACGGCAACGTCGGCGACCTCAACGCCTTGTGGCCACGCAAACCCGACGGTGTGCGCCTGGTCGTCGCCGGCTACGGATCGAACCCCTCGTATCCGGGCAAGATCGCCCACCAGTACACCGACGGCCAGGGCTACGGCGGCGGCCTGCCCGAAGGCGCACCACCGTTCGGCAACTGCGACATGAACAGCGCAGACGGCTACACCGCCACAGCATTCGCCCAAGCGCTGGGCATCACGACGACAGCCACACCCGACCAGGAGGACGGCATGCCGCAACAGCTGCAGACCAGCCGATCGATCTACCGGACGAGCAACAACCGCACCATGACGGGCGACGACGCCTCTTTCGGTGCCGACGCAACATCCCACATGAACTGGGTGGAGACCTGCGCCATCCGCGGTGAACGGTGGGCGCTGGAGTTGGTCGCCGCCACCGCGAATGGAGGCGTCGGCGCCACCAAGTGGTGGGAAGTCAACCAGGGCAACCCGAATCCCGGCATCGACCCGTGGGCTGTGCAGAAGGCCAAAGACGTCCTGCTCTACATCGCCACCACGAATCCCACCCTGCTGCAATCGAATGGAGCATCGGCATGACTCTGACCAAAGTCCGTGAGAACGCGAAGGCGCTCGCCACACTCCTGGGATCACTCGCCACGTTCTTGGCTGCCGTCAACGCTCCTCCGCAGTTGCAGCTGTGGGTTGGCGGCGCCGGAACTGTTCTGACCGCGCTCGTCACGTGGGGTGTTCCCAACCTGCCCAGACCGGGGGCGCCGGCCGCCCCCGTCGATGAACGTGTGATCAGCGATGTGCAGGCCGCCGTTCAGGAGCGTGACGATCGAGCGGCCGCCGCGGCTGCCGCTGACACGGCGTTGGGCAATATCCTCACGGGAGTGAACCAGGCTATCGGTGCGACACCGATTGTCGGTCCCCCTGCCGCCGCAGCGCTCAGCCTCGTCGAACAGTTTCTGCGGTCCGCGACTCGCGGCGACCGTAACTCGGGCTGATGCCGACCTGGTCCCCAGCGGAGTGGGGTCAGTTCAACATCGTCGGCGTCGTCATCATCTTCGGCGCGTTCTTCCTCGTCGCCGTCTCCCGCGGCTGGCTCGTTCCCGGCAACTTCCACCGCGAGTTCGTTGCCTCCAAGGACAGAGAGCTCGACGCCAAGGAACGCGAACTCGCCTCAGCCAACCAGCGCGCCGACGTCCAAGCCGAGACGATCCAGATCCAGGCCAAGACGTTGGCCAGCAAAGACGCGGTCGAGGAAGCGACGACACAGCTGATGCGGGCCCTGCGTGACGGTCAAGAGCAACGGGCAGGCCAGTGATGTGGCGGCGATACCGGCAGGAGATGGCCGAAGCGAAGCGCCGGGAAGCCGCCGCCCAGCGGCAGGCCAGCGAAGCTGAGCAGCGAGTCGCCGCCGCGCGGCGGCAGCGCGACATCGTCGGCCGCCGGGCCGCGGAGTCGATAGAGAAAACAGAGTCACTGCGTAACCAGGTGAAGCTGAACGGCTTCACCGAACTGTTGGTGTCGACATTCGGACGTAGGGGGCACAGCGGATGATCCGCCGTCTGGTCGAGTACCGGCACCTGATGCTGTGGGTGTACGGCATCGCGCTGCTGCTGGTATTCGGAACCGTGCTGTCCGACGTGTGGCTGGACATCGACTTTCAACGCTGGGCCAACATCGCGCTGCTGGCCATCGCGGTCCTCGTGACCACGTTCGGCGCCCTGTATGGGCTGCGGTCACGGTGGCGGACAAACCCGATCGGGAAGGTGTTCTTCGCCAAGTCGATGGTGCTGCCGCTGGTGCTATGGCAGGGGGCGGCTTCATCGTGGTTGAGCACCGAGTACCCGGGCCGCCAGCACGTCCGGTTCGTGATCTACGCACTCGGGGTGGCGGTCTATATCCCGATGCTCATCTCCCTGTATCGGGAGCAGCAACGCGACCGCGACCGCGAGGCCGACACCTAGCAACCGAAACGGGGGCTGTCCGGAAGGGTTGGGGGTGTTGAGCGATGAAGCTCCGGCAGGCCGACTATGGATGGCTCACGGTCGCGGCGGTCGTGCTGGTGGTGGAGGCCACCGCCGAACCGGGTGAACTCCTCTCCGAGGGCGTGGACCGCTACTTGGCGCGCCGGCCGTGGCTGACCCGCACCGCGGTGGTCCTCACGGCCGCGCACCTGCTGAACCTGCTTCCCGCCCGGGTCGACCCGTTCTATCGGGTCGCGGTCCTGTTCGGCCGGTGAACGAGGACCTGATGGTGTGGGCCCGCCAGGCCCGCCGCTACGGGCGGTCCTGCTGGGGTCATTCATCCCGGCCACGCCCCGCCACAGCCGCCCTGCGGCGCCCGGGCGGGGAAGATCGTCGAGTCGCCGACGACACACCAGAGTTTGAACTGGCCACCCGAGACGTCGTAATGCCAGCGGCTGCCGTCGTCGTAGGGGATGCCGTCGCACCAGCCCACGAGGCCGGGGGTCCAGCCGGTGCCACCGCCGGGACACCACCCCATCATCAGGTTGGGGGTGTGGGGGTCGAACGTGGCCGGGTCGGCACCGGCTGGCGCGGCGGAAACCAAGGTGCCGACGGCGACGGCGAGGGCGGCGATGAGTGGGCGGTTCATCGGGTCTGCGCCAGATACTGAGGGCAGTACGCTGCCGCTGCCGCCGCCGCATACTTGACCGCCTTGTCCAGCGGGAAGCCGGCGTCCATCATCTTCGAGATCGTCTCGGTCTTGCCGATGGTGTCGAACCCGTAGCAGATCTCGTGCGCCTTCTCGACCAGCTGGCCGCGCGGGATGCTCCGGAAGCTGGGGTCGTCGGCCAGCTGCGAGAACAGGACCCGGTCCTGGTCGGTGCCGGGCGAGGCTTCAGGCGGCGGCGCAGATACCGCCGTCGAGCTCGGCGATGGCAGTGGAGGAACTTGTATCACGGTGGTGCTCGACGTCGTCGTGGTCGATCCGCACCCCGCGGCGACAGCAGCGAGTAACGCAAGCGGCGTCGCGACGCCCGACCGTGCCCCCATCAGAATCCCCCTGCCAGTTTCCTGTGAGCAGGGAGGTTACGCGCATGTCAACGCGCGCGGCAAGGTTTCAGTCTGCCGGCGGAACCGGCCGCAGATGCCGCGGCTTCACCATTTGCTGCTGTTCGGTGACAGCCCTGGCGATGTGCTCAGCCAACCCAGCGACGAACTCATCGGTGACGTACACCTTGGCGGCTTGCCGGCCGATGCGCATCCGTTCGGCGATGAGGTCAACCTGGCTGGAAATGTCCTCCCGGGCGACGTCTTCGCTGATGTCGAAACCCTGTTCGGCTAGCAGCCGGACCAGAAGTTGCGCGCGGTCATTCATCCAGGGTGAACGACGCACAGCCATGAGGCGCACAGTAACGAAGCGATATACCTGATGGGACACCCAAACGTATACACCCTTTCGGGTGCTTACCGTCAGCCCAGTGGTCAGATACTTGAGCGTCTCCGAATTCGCTGAGAAGGCAGGTCTGTCCCGCAACACCGTGAAGTCCTACAGTCAAATCCCCGGTCGCCTCCCCGAGCCGGATGCGATGGTGGGGCGAGTCAAAGGCTGGCTACCCGAGACGGTTGACGCATGGCTGAGCCGGCGACCGGACCGTTAGGCGACCGCGGCCATCATCGCGGCCCGCATCTCGTCGTCGTCGACGGCCGTGTACCGCTCGGTGATAGCCACGTTGGCGTGGCCGAGAAGTTCCTGGACTGCGCGGAGGTTCCTGGTGCCCCGGTATGCCTTCGAGGCGAACCGGTGCCGCAGCTTGTGGACGGTCCAGATGCCCGGCAAGGCGTCCGAGCAGAGTGTGCCCACGTAGGCCGGCGAGACGTGACCGCCGCGGCTGCTGGGAAACAGCCAGCCCTTGTCGCCGCCGCCGGGTGTGTGACCGCCCGCGCCGGCCACGATCTGCGCAGCCAGGCTGTCGCTGATGGGTATGACGCGTTCCCGGGATCCCTTCCCGTGGACGAGCAGCTGGGCCCCCTTCGGGGTGTAGCGGACGTCCTGGGTGTGCACTTGCGCCACCTCGGCGCGCCGCAATCCACCCTCGGCGGCAAGTCGCAGCATCAGCGCGGTGCGCGCCGACGCGACGGTGCGAGCTTCCTGGTACACCGGGTCAGGCGCCGGCCGGGCCGCCGCCTTGGGGATTTTCACCTGCGGGATCTCGACGGCCGGATCGGCGGCGATGTGCCCATGCTTGCATGCCCAGGCAAAGAATCCCCGTACCCCGGACCTGTAGCTGCGGCGGGTCTCGGGTTTCCAATCGTGGACACTGAACCAGCCGATGAGGTCGTCGTGGGTGATCGCTGCGGGGGTGAGGTTGATCGACTTCGCTAGGTAGAGGATTTGGAATTTCCGCAGATCAATGGTCGTTTTGGGACGACCGATCGCTTTCATGTACGCGACATAGGCGTCGATGACGGAATCCCACCCTTGCAT